TGAAGCTGAGTGTGCCATTCGTTATGGTTATGTGCAAGACAAGCTGGAGGGTCTTGACAAAAGACTGTGGCGATTGGAGGCGATGGTGATGATGTCTACTGTTGCAGTCATTTCTGCTGTTGTTGCACTCATTACGCAGGTGGTATAATGATTTTTGAAGCGATAGCCGCAGTCAAGATAGCCAACGATGCTATCGGTGCTATCAAGGAGTTTGCAGGTCATATCCACTCTGTCGGTGAGCTAGGGCCGCAACTCACCAAACTCGCTGACGCAAAAGAGCAAATTGAAAAGAAAGCGAAAGACGGTGACATGGAAGCCTTCTTTGAGCTTGAGAAAATACAACAGCGTGAATCTGAGATTCGACAATTATTTATTTATAGTGGTCGTTCAGGACTTTGGGAGGACTACCAGAAATTTATCGCTAACCGAAAACAACTGAAAGAAAATGAACGTAAACGAATTGAACAAGCCAAGGCTCGTAAGCGCAGACAAATTAAAGAATGGACTACTGGCATTATTGTTACCATTGCCGCCCTTTCTGCTATTGGCATATTTGGTTACATCTTATATTGGCTTATAACGACGAAGGGGAAATAAGATGTGGACTGTATACGGAATAATCACAATAGCTATGCAACCGGGTTTTTTGCAAATAGTAGATCGTAAAGAATACGAGAATCCACAGGATTGTTTTAAAGAAGCAATGGTAATAATGCAAAACGAAGAAGACCCGCGAGGAATGTCTTGCATACCTGTACCAGACGATAAAAAAACAGGCGTATAACAAAGTAGGCGGAGCAACATGATTTGGGGAACAGTATTAAGTGGAGTTGTTGATTTAGCCAAGGGCTGGGTCAAAGGCAAAGCTGAAGAGCAAAAAGTTAAGCAGGAAGTAAAGCTAGAGAAACTCAAGACTGATGCTGACTGGGAAGCTCGGATGGCTGATGCTACTTCTAACTCGTGGAAAGATGAATATCTAATAATTCTTCTGACACTTCCGTTGTGGTTTATTGGATACGGCGTTATAATAGATGATACAGCAATTATTGATCGTGTTCACGCAGGATTTACTGCGCTTCAACAACTTCCTGAATTTTATCAGTATCTCTTATACACAGGGGTACTCGCGTCATTTGGCATCAAAGGTGCCGACACTATTATGAAGATGCGGAAGTAAGATATGATATATAATCAAAGTAGACATAGACGTAAGATGGCAGAGGGCGGAGACGCGGCGTCTCTAACGTCCACGGTTGAAGATCGTCTGTCCGGCGAAATGCCTGAAGGCGCGTCCATTGCTCCCGAAAAAATAGCAGACCAAGACCTAACGGATGCCGAAGTCTCTTACACCGGGCTTGACGCACAGGCCCCGTCTGTTACAGCAGAAAAAGCGGACGACCCCACCCTTGTAACAGCTCCTGCCACACCGGAAAAAGACGAGTACTCTTACGAAGCTAGCACCGCCGCAGATCAAATAACGAATGCAACAGCGGCCCAGCTTGAACGCTCTGATATTTCTCCGGAAGTTACCATTGAAGCTCCACAAGGCACACTTTCTTCTGAAGCGATTGCTGAAGCGGCTCAAGGAAAAGTCCAGCAAGAGCAACTTGTAAGTTTCCAATTAGGGGAGCTGTACAGTTCAATCGAAGAAGGTAAACCTCTGCCTCCTTGGGCGGCGGGTCCTGTGCGTGTCGCGTCGTCTATCATGGCACAGCGAGGTCTTGGGGCAAGCTCAATGGCCGCCGCCGCAGTGTCACAAGCTGTTCTTGAAGCAGGCTTGCCTATCGCCGCCGCTGATGCCGCTGAGTACTCCAAGATTAACATTGCTAACTTAAATAACAGACAAGCCGCTGTACTACAAAATGCGGCCGCTATGGCTCAGATGGACATGGCGAATTTAGATGCCCGTATGAAAGCGGCTATTACAAACGCTCAAAGTTTTCTTGCGATTGATCTTCAAAACCTTAACAACGAACAAGCTACGGAAACTTTGAACTACCAAGGCATGCTACAGGCTGTGTTTACGGATACGGCGGCCGAAAACGCCGCCGCTCAGTTTAACGCAAAGTCTCAGCAACAAGTGGACGAGTTTTTTGCGGAGCTTGGTGTACAGGTAGACAACGCAAATGCAAACCGTGTTGCCGCAATGGGACAGTTTAACGTCGACCAAGCTAACTCAATTGCACAGTTTAACGCGTCACTTGAAGACGCCCGCGAACGTTTCGACACGTCGATGCAAACACAGATTGATCAATCAAATGCTCAATGGCGTCGAGACATTGCTAAAGCCGATACTGCGGTGTTGAACGAAGCACAGCGTCAAAATGCACTTAATGTTTTACAAATAACTCAATCCGCACTGTCTGCGTTGTGGCAACGGTACCGCGACGAAAGTGCGTGGGTTATGCAGTCCACAGAGAATGCGGCATCACGTGCACATCAATTAGCGATGTTAGAGTTTGAAAAAAACGCAAACGTAGACATGTTTGGGCTTGAGAGCGAGTATGAGACAGCGGCCTCCGTGGGTAGTGCGGCGTTAGCTAGTATACTCGGGTTCTTGAGCGATTAAATAAGGAGCGATAGATGGCAGGGTTTTGGGACGTGGTAACAACCGGGTGGGGTGTGGTAACTGGAGATGCGACGTTTTCCGATTTTACGAGCACAGCAGGTAAGGCGTACGAAGGTAGCTTTCTTGATAGAGCGTTGTCAGGTGACTTTTTAGATAAAACTAAAACAGCCGCAGAAATTGCCGTACAAGCTAAGACACTGCTGTACGGTGAAAAAGGAATGCCACAATTTGGCACTCCTAAAGGTCAGCGATTATCTAGTGGCTCGCGTTCCGCAGTTAGCTCGGGGTCGTATAAAGCTTCCGCCGTCGATCTTGGCTACACCGCTAAAGTACAGAACGCTGTTCGTGCGGCTAGTAACGCTCGAGCAGGTAGCGTAATTGCTCAGACAGTACAGCAGTTACGAACACGCCCAGCAAAAGGCCCGCTTTTACAGCTCGGTACGACCCCGATTAAAGTGACGCCACGCGCACGAGGATAAAAATGCTAAAACGCAAACCTACCATTACTCCGGAGTCTCGCTTTTCAAAAGCACCTCCCGGTTATTCTCTTACAGGTAACAGAGGCAAGTGGCCGTGGGAACGGCCGCCACAGTTTGCCACAGCACCTGAGGCTGTTGACGCTATCATCGAGAACCTCGAAAAACCTGAAATTCAAGAGATGCAGGTCCAGTTGCTTGCGGCGGGTGTGTCTATTGAAGAGCTTGTAACTACAACAGTGCGAATAGGTTTTATGGAGGGTAAATTTTCTGTAGACGTTGCAGAGCTAATTAAAGCCCCGCTGTCGTTCTACTATATGGGACTTGCGGCAGAGGCGGACATTGACGCAAAAGTTTTTGCTACTAAGAACGGGCTCCCACGTACTAACTACGGCATGAAGGACTCACAGATTTTAACAATTATGCGGGACCGCAACCCAGACTTCGCTAACTACATTCAAAACCAATTACCCCGTCAAGCACAAGAGCGAAAGCAACGTCAAATGATGATGCAACAACAAATTGAACAAGAAAGCTTTTTAGGTGTACAGCCTATTGAAGGAGAAGTTGTTGAACAGCCAATGAGCGAAGGAATGGCAGAACGTCCAGCACCGCAAGAAGTTGAAGGAGAAGAGTAATGGGACTTTTAACACTCGGCCTTTTGCGGGGAGCATCACAACAGTACGTCCGCAGTAAAGAAGCCGAGGCGGCACAAGAAGCACAGATTGCCGCAGAAAAACGCGCTCAAGAGCGTCAAAAAGAAATCATCGGTATTCAAGAAGAGAATGCGAGGTTTGCGGCGGGACGTCAGCAATTCTTCAACGAGCAAATGGAACAAAATCGTCAGATGTTTCAAACTGCATTGCAAGAACAAAACAACGAAGCTCAACGTCGTTTGTTAGGAGAAAGAATAGAACTTGAGCAGACCGCAAAGATTGAAGCAAAAGAACAAGCAATTATTCAAACGTTTGGGTACATTGCTGAGGATGGAGATAAAAAAGGCGAGTTTGTAGGCCCTGACTACGTAGGAAAAAAGCGTCTTCCGGATGCTACTGAGATGCCTATTGAGCTTCAACGCCGTGTTCAAGCGGGTATTCCCACGATTCTTCCCCCGATTCTCGGAACTATTCCGGGACTTGATAACTTAATTAAAGCAAACAACAGCGTTTCGAAGGGGCTCTCTGGTATTGCAAAGGGAACTCTTGGAGCTGATCCAGATTATAATAGCGGTTTTTTTACTATGCCGGTCACGCTAGCAGACGGTAGCACTAAGGAAACGCTTATCCGCATCCCTGCTGTAAACGAGTCTAAAGGCGACGCCAAGAAACGTGCTATGGCAAATAGCACTCTAGTTATGCAGACTCTCGAAGATAATCCTGACTTGATTCCTCAAATTATTCAGGAGTACAAGTTGGGTGATTACGGAAACTACAACACTCTTGTTGACGCTTTAAAAGTAAACGGCGGAAACGCTTTGCGAGAGGCCACTAAACTTGCTCAAACTGAGGGCAAGGACATGGTAATACAAAACCCTATCGATTTTTATGGTTTGCTAACTCACGTTAAAGGAAAACAAAACCAAGACTGGTTCTCACAAACAGTACTTGCCCCTGTGCTCGGCTACAGTATCGACACAATGAAAGTACTAATGGGTGATCCTAGCGAGATCGATTACACGTATGACCAAGTAAACAACCGTATCATTCGTCCAAACCCAGAGGATTGGAAGTGGTCGACGGAGTACGATTCAGATCAAGAACGTTTTGTCATGAAAAAAGACGTTTTTAAGCAAGTCCAAGAAATATCAAGTTACAACGGTGTTCCTAACCACATTATTTTAGGGCTGGTCAAAGACCACAAAAACCCGTTGCTTGCTTTAAAAGATATTGCAGAAACGCGCACAGAACTCGAAAATGGCGTATTCATGTCTAACGGAGTTCTGCAAATAACGAAAAGAACAAAGGAACTTGTTAGGGAAAAACTTACAGAAAACAACTTTGATACTGCTGAAGACGAAATTCTATACATCCGTAACCTTATAAAAGATAATCCGGCGGGACGGCCGAGTTCTGTTGCCATCTCTGCTCAAGGAGACATTGCACCGAAGTTTAACAACCGCAAAAATACATACCAGATAGACGGTAAACAAGCGGCTAAGATGGAGCAAGCGGCAAGACGTGCACAAGTTATTGCGGACCGTATGCTTGTTTTAAGAAGTGAGGGGCTCGGTGGAGTGGGTCTGATAGCATCTGTTCGGCGTACTGTTGGTGGTGCAATGACTATTGTCGACGCGCTTACAGAACTTGCCGCTACTTACAGCATGGAACCTGATGTTGCCGCTCGCTTTGCTGAGAACGCAAAGTTGTTGCAAGAAGCGGGAAGTCTAGATAAAATAGATATGGAAAGTGAGATTAAAGGTCAAAAAGTATTCGACCTTCTCGGTGAACAACTTGCTTTCGCAATGGCGGCGGCCGTGCAACAGGGTGAAGGCGGCCGTGCAATCTCTGATACTGACGTTCAAAACCAACGCTTAGTGCTTGGGCTACGGGGTGTCTTATCTGCTGATGTAGGTGTAGAAGAAAACCTAAAATACATTAGCGAAGAGATGGGAAGAACCGCGCTTATCAACGGCCAGTACGCTAAAGCTATTGACGACGAAGATTTTAAAGCAGTTTACATCTACGATCAAAGTAACCCACGTTCTCGAACAATCGATGCTTTACTAAAAGGTGCTCCTAGGAATTTAAAGGACGCGCTTGATGACAAAAAAATTACACCTGAATCGAATCCAGATGAATTCCGCAGAATCCCTAATCGTGATGGAAGAACATACCGTCTCATACGTAAAGGATAATTAAATGGCAGAAGTTTCCCTTAATACTGAAGAAGAACGCGAAGACGAGCTACAAACACAGGCTGTCGAACCCGTTCCTCAAGTACAAGCGGTACAGGAAACAATACCTACTCCTCCACCGCAAAAAGAAGCTCAGATTGAGGGCCTTGCTGTTGATCCTTACTCTAAAGCTTCTGAGTCTCAAATGCGTGGAATCTTCCAGTATAGACCAGAAGTCTTGGGTATGACACGTGAGCCTCTTGTTTCTCGCAGTGTAGAAGGCGAAGAGCAAGTGCCTGTAGGAGATCCAATACAAACTGGTGTGGGAGCCTTAGATGAGCTCAGTGCACAGCAGGAGCGTTTGTTAGGCCAAGCTGAAACGTTCTTTACTCTTGATTATGAAGAGCGAGCGTTTCCTGAAAATGCTACTCTAGAGCAAAAGTACCGTGTCCTTCTTCGTAACCAAGGCGGCTACCTGCCGTTACTTGATGAAAGCGGTATGGAAGTAAAGGACGAGCGGGGAATAGCAGAGCTTTTTCCGTTGACTACGACACGAGAGTACGAACGTTACACAACTCCTCGTCCTGCCGACAACATTGTAGAAACGGCACAGGACGTTGCTTACCGCGCAATTACTACGATAACTGGAGAAGCAGGGCGGGGTGACCTTGCTGATTTAGATAAGCAGTTAATCGAAATGGGGATGACCAACCAAGTTGCACGTACTCTTGCCCTTCGGGGAGTAGCAACGGGACGGTACAGCGAAGAAGCAGTCACAAAGCAACTGCAAGACCTTAAGGTATTTGCTCTAAGTATTCCGCAGTATGCCGTTATGGGAGCAAGCTTCTTGACTACCGAAGTAGTTATGAATGCTCTTGAAGCGGGGGGCATGGATTTTAAAAAGGGACCGGAAGGGCAAACAGCACAAGAGAATGTTCAACGCCAGTTTCAGAGCCTTACCGACATGGTCGATATTGCAAAACATATAGGTGTTGAAACGACCATCGAAAACATGGCGGGTGACATTTACAACCCAGACGTTATTGAAGAGATTATTGCACCTCGTGGCCTGAACCAAGCAATTCAAGCTTATGGCGGCCCTGAAGTTGCTTTGTACGCAGTGTGGGGCACAACGAAAGCTGTCACTGCCGCTCGCCGCATTCCTGCGTTAAAGAAGCACATGCTTGATACTTTCGGCACCGACGACCTTGTGGAAGCATTTGCCAAGGCACGTTCTCAAGGTATGAGCCCAGCGACAGTTATTAGTAAGTACACTGAAACGGCTGTAGGTGAAAAGGCACAGCGTAAGCTAGCAAAGGACTTAGACATCGCGTTTGGTATGATGGTCCGTCGCCCCGGTGAAGCTCGCAAAGAGTTTCTTCAACAAGAATACGATGGCATTCGGGGGCAAATCAGTGCTACTCTCAAAACACTTCGTGCGGCCCGCGCTACTGGCAAGACAGATGTCGTCAAGCGTCAGCAACAAGTGCTTGTGGGTTTACGCCAGAGACAAAACACATTCCTTCATAAGAACATAGTTCCTAAGTATTTTCGTGACTTGTACGCTGAAGCAGGACTTACTGTAGGTGCTACTGTTGCATTTACACAGCTCACACAACAATTTTTTGGATACAAACAGTCTGAACAGTTCCCTATCGAACTTGGAGGAGCATTGTCCGTAGTAATTCCTCTCGGTAAATTCGGAACTACCGCAGACATGGCAGGGGCAGGTATTCGAGCTACCGGCACTGTAATTTCGGAAATATCAAACGTTATAAAGAACTTCGGTGACTTAGAGTCAATTAAAGCTGGACGTGCTGACTTAAAACTTTCTAGAGAAGCATCCAAAGTTTTGCGTAAAGTAACGGAGCAACCGTCTGAATTTCAAAACGAGTTTATCCGCAGTTTACAAAAACACGCTGAGTACAAGAATCGTCTTGTCGAACTTAGCGAACGTACAGGTATTGATATCAATGAAGACTTGATGGTCAGCAACCTTGCAATTATGTCGAACATGGCGGAGCTTATTGATGTGTCCCGTCAGCTTGACGATAAGATCGCCGCTACTGGTCTCGACGACATTACAGGTCCTATCATACAAAACCGCGAAGTTATTGGAGCACAGCACGATCTTATTTCTCAGCTTGCAATTTCAACACAAAAGTTACTTGACGTTAAGCTTCAAGCAAATTTATCAGACGATGATCCTCTGTCAATCTTAGCAGATCAAATGCGCGAGTTTGTACTTGCTAACTCACAGCGTCTCAAGGGCGACCGCGAACACTTAGCTTCTCTTGTTAAAACAAATAGGGAAGCAATCAAAGCGCGAATGGAAATAGATTACATTGATGGTGACGAGGTACAGGCCGCTACGACTCGGCTATTCCAAGAGCAGTATGAAACAAGTATCGAAGCCATTATGAACGACATGACTGATGACGCAGTAGGTCTTGTTCTTGAACCACAAAAAGGTGTGCAACAGCGTTTAGCCCGTTTGGATGAGCTTCGAGAAGAGCAGTTCCAAATGCTCAATCAGATCACACGTGGCCTTCGCCCAGAAGAAGCGTCAATGGGACGCGCCGGGGGTCACTTTGCTAATCTTGTCGCTTACAACAGAAACGTTATCGACAGCGAAGTAGCAAAGCGTTACGTAGATTTCGACTCTCAAAATCCGGGTGTGTACGCTAATATCTCTCAACAGTTCGATTACTTTATGAGTGCAAACGTTGAGAACTTTGACGACATTCTTAAACCCGACTTTGTTCTTCAGTCTACAGAAAAACTTGGCGGTGCAAAAATTATTCCAAGTGACCGTAAGGGTCTTGCCAACATGTTCAGTGGCGCGGCAAAACGTGGTCTTGAAATGATGAACACTCGCACACAAGGACAGTTAAACCGCATTCTCACCGAGAATGAACTAGACGACCTACCTCCTATTCAACAATGGATGGAACTAAAAAGACTTGCGAAAGAAGAGCCTGAGAAACTCGCTATTGATGGCGTAGATGGAGAGCTGATGGTAAACAACATGCCACTTCTCGTCAACACTGCTGAGTGGCGTCGAGTGAACAAATTCTTAGGCAAATCGATGAGAAAAAGCACTGATGAGCAAAAGAATAAAGGGTACCGCCAGTTGTACGATCAGTGGCAACTTGTCAGTAAACAGACAGACGCAGATGGCAATCCAAACCGAAGTGCTTGGATGGAAGGCTGGATAGATAGTACAACTGTTCGTCCTGTCGCAAATGAGGTGTACGGACAATTTCGCGCAATCCAAGATTTCTACATGCAGGAAGTCATTGAACGGTACACTGTCGACAAGACAATCAAAAGGTGGGACGCTAGCTTAACAGGCAAAACTAAAGGTGCGGCTACAGGTCCCATGTCTATCCGTGAAGGAGTAGAGCAAGACGAACTCCTCCAAGATTTTCTTAAGACGTTTGACCGTGTAGACGAAGCTAACATGCCTACTCAATGGCTTAACCAATTGCTAGCACGTGTCGCAAAAATGTCTAACCAAGCGGGCGTTCCTCTTTCGGGTATGGACCTAAAAACAGACAACCTGTATAACGCTGTTGCAGGTACCCTCGGTAAGATTGGTGGAGTGTACGATAAAAAGACAGGCCAGTATTTCTTGCTAGGTAAAAGCGGGGGCGGTGCAAACGACGAGATAGCTGTAGAAACACAAAAGCAGTTAAAAGCTATTCTTACTCGTCACTTACAAGGAGTTTTAGTTAAAGACTTTAATCAAGTACTCAAGAGGGATGCTAAGGGACGTATTATTTTCCAGCCTAACTTGAAAGTAGAGTACGACAAGAACACCTTTGACACGCTTTTCAATATCCCTGTGTATACTCGTAACGAAGCAGGTGACGTCGTTCCTTTGATGGAAGATGGAGTACCAGTTAAGTTACTCGACGAAGAAGAAGTCTTCAGCTCAATCAACCTCAACGCTCTTGAAAAGAACCGAGAAGATTTAAAAGAAGTATTTGATGAAGCAAATTCTTACGTTAACACCATTGAAGATGAAGTCATTGGAGAAATGACTAAGCGGGGCCCGCGTGGTGAAGCTGTCGGTATTGAAGAGCTTGCAAAACAAGAGATTCAATTTGTACAAGACCTCCAAGGAATTTTGTTTAGACAACGTCCGGGCTCTGAAGTTCGACAGTTCAACAAAGCTCAAATGGACGAGACTATATACAATCGTTTTATTATGGACGATAATTCAAAAGAGTTCGAGCGGTTGCGTCAAAATCTCGTTAGCGAAGGATATGAGTCAGAATACGTCGACCAAACAATTGCAAAGGCTATACAGGATCACATTATTGTTAAAACTCAAAAGTACACAGGCAACAAAGAAAGTGTCGGTGCTGACGGAGTTACGGTAAATAAAAGGCAGTATGCAGTATCTTCTGATGAAATCATCAAGATGCTAGGTGACCCTGACAGTGGCACCCGTCGTCGCCTTCAAACTTATTTGGGAGAAGACGTAGTTGAATCGTTGGAACTGATTGCTGAAGTTGTTCGTAAAATTGACCCGCCCCCAGCAAACGCAGGTATCGACGCCCACGTGTCATCTATGTCACTTGATTCGGTGCTTTCGCGTATTTACAACATCAATCGTGGCGTTGTGTCTGTTCAGTGGGTAGCAACTGAATCTATTATTCGTGCGAGCCGAAGGCACTCCGGTGCTCTGCTACGGGCAATGCTCAAAGACCGAGAAGTTGCCCGTAAAGTTCTCGAGATTGTAGAGACTAACAAGGTTCCAGAATACAGGGTAGAACCGAAGTGGGTGCGTATTTTAATGTCTGAGGTTGTGATGGCAGAAGTGCGTAACGAGAATGCGGCAACAGATAGATTTGCTTCGTATTACTACGGATTTACTGGTCTGCCCGAGACACCAGCTCCAGAAATACGCACACAAGCGGCACCAACGGGTGTTCAAGCGGACGTTGCGGCAATCGCGGAGCGTAATGAACGCCTTGCGGAGATCGAACAAATTGAAAATCCTAGAGAGCGAGCACGGGCACGTATGAAGTTACAAGGGGTAGATGAAGCACCTCCAGAAGATGAAGAAGTACTGACTCAGGTAGAAAAAGATTTCAGAGCACTCGGTCTCAGAACAACACCATTCCAAAATCAAGGAGCACAACAGTGAAAAAATATGCAACCTCACCCCGAAAGCCGATGATGTACGGTGGAGCGTCGATGAGGCCCAAGAGAAAAATGCAAACAGGTGGTGCAACAGCGGCAAACGCTGACACGCAGTCCCGTCTTGCTACCGGACGTGCAACAGCTAAGGATAAAGCATTAGCACAGCAACAACGCATTGAAGAGCTTGGCCGTATGCCAATAACAGACCTCCGCAGGATTGCGGAAGGAACAGGTACGGATGCGATGCTTGCACGTAAAGTTTTACGTGACAAAGGAGATGAGGGTGCAATGCCATCCGGAGATAAAGAGCCTGCGGGTAAAATGTATGGTGGAACAACAGGAGCTAAACAAATGGCAATGAAGGGTAAAACTACTAAAGGCCGCACTAAAATGATGGGCGGGGGTAAAACTACTAAAGGCCGCACTAAGATGATGGGTGGGGGTAAAACTACCAAAGGTCGTGCAATGATGGCGAAAGGCGGTAAGATGCCTATGGTCAAGAAAAACGGAAAGATGGTGCCAGCTTTTGCCGCAGACGGTAAGGGTAAGATGATGGGTGGCGGTAAAGCTACTAAAGGCCGTGCTAAAGCTATGTACGGTGGTAAGAAAACCAAAGGTATGGCTCGTGGGGGCCGGGGGAGATAACGGTGGCTGAGTCATCTAAATACACACAGCCCCCTCGTAAATCGCAAAAATCCGCAGAACTTAATCCGCTTACTCCTAAACAAATAGCTCTGGGAAACAAAGTAAGAGCGGGCATTGAAAAAGCACTGGTGCCAGCCATGCTTACCACTGCGGCTATAGGTGTTGGAGGAGCTATTGCTGGGACTCGTAAGCTATTGGCACGAGATAAGTACAAAAGCAAAAGAGACCGCTTACTTAATAAAGTACAAAAGCCAGATAACATGTAGGAGATTAGTACCATGCACAAAGAACACGAGGGAACATGTTGCCACGAGCATGACGGTGAGCATCACGAGCATGAGGGGGAGTGCTGTCACGAGCACCATGAAGAAGAAGAGAAAGTAGAAGATCAACATGAGTAATCAGGAGGGGAGAGTATTTCGTCTCATTGATGAAACCGAAAATACGCCACGCCGTGCTCAAGGATCTGCTGAAGTTGATGGGCAGGTAGCCCCTGCATTTCGTGAAAAATACCGTATAGGACAAGCAAGAAGTCCTAAACCCAAGGGACGATCACGAATGAGAATGTTGGATTATACGAAATCCAATAGATACGGACTTCAAAGTACTTAAAATAAGAAGAAAACATTTGGGGGGCTGAGGTCCCCCTTTTTTTATTCCTCTGCGTACAGGTTATTGAACGTGATGCTGGGATCAGTGTACGTGCTATCCCCCTCCGCAGAATGAACATATTGGCTAGGAGCAAAGTCAGGAGCACCTTCTCCTGTTCTCCACAAGGCTGGACTTGTAGCTCTAACCCGGTTGTTTGGCAAGGCAACTACATTTCCTTCCCACTGCCCTTCTGTGAGGTACAGGACATGAGATTGTTTGTGTTGATCTGGTGAATCTGCAATATCGTTCTCTGTGTAATCTACAGTAAACAAATACCTTGCTTCATAAAACTCACCATCTATTTTTGCTATCCAAGGACTTGAACTAACTCGGTCCATCACGATAACTTCATGGTTACGCGACTCGCAATCCCAAGGTTGTGCTAAGTGATCCTCCATTCTTTCGGGCCACTCCTCCAGTTCCATGTCAAAAACCAGAGCTTGAATGGGCATCCTTGCCCACATTGCACCTCCGTGTACATTTTCAAGACCCTCTTCAAGATCAATCTCACAACCCGTAAACACAACCTGAAAAGTAAGTGACCTATCAGTTATAGTATTTACAGCGATTGCAAGTGCATGAAGATATTCACCGTGGTAATCTTGATGATTCGCGGTAAATTCTTTGCGTACCCAGCATTTAAAATAAGGAATATTAGAAAGCAGGTACGCCATTACGACCTTTCCTCTTTAAGTTTTTCTTGAAGGACACGAAAATAATGCCTCACAATGTTACCAATCTTATGAGGATAAACGGGATCGCCAAGCTTGCGTAAAATGCGCTCCATTCCCACTGTATCAACGCAGTCCAAATTAAATTCAATGTTTCCATCACGATTTAGCTCGATTGTAAAGTTGAGTAGCTGTGCTTTTGAATCGGCCATAATTCCTCTATAGCTAAATTGTAGCAGTCCGATTTAAAGGTAAAATTATTGCTCTCGTCCTTGTCGCCCTTTTTGTACCTCACAGCTTTAGAGAAGTATTCATCTTTTGCGATACTACCAAGTATCCACGCACGTTGCAAGTTATTTAACACACGTACGAAAATGTACTCATCACACTCCTGTTTAGTGCCATGAGCTGTAATCGAGCATTCGTAGAAAGGTTTTGGAGGGGAAGTGCACCGTTTAGTCTTAACGTCGATGCGAACGCCTTTATCCGTATATAGATCGTAGTGGGCTGTGTTAATCTGTTTGTATCCTAAAAGATCTCGTACTACGATCTCTCCGAGGGCCCCGGCGGGGCTTCCTGCCCCTTGAGTAATGCTTCCTTGCAACCCTATTGTTTCACCAGCAGAAAAGCTAGCTTCTTCAATTTGTTTTTTAGTTGGTACGATCTCGATCATACGGTTTTCTAAATCTCAACTTGTTCCGTAGATCGTAGATCATTTTACGTGCTGAGTCAAGCAATTCAGCATCGCCTATCAAGGGATTTGTTCGTGCGGCATCCGCATGTATCTTTAGCCTATCCAACATTGTCTGAACTTGCCTGTCCGTCATGCGGCCTCCTCTACTTTTTCGACAGTCTTGGGCCAGCCCCATTCACCTACCATCCCATTCGCATTGTAGTCCGTCACAGTGCCCTCAAAAAAGTTTTTGTGACTCGCCCCATTGATAATCCAATCAAGCCACGAGAGCGGGTTCTTTTTAATCTTCCAGTTACCTTTCAAACCGAGCATAATTAAACGACGATCCGCTAGATATCGAATGTACTGTTTAATTTCTTCTGCACTGACGCCTTCAACTTGTCCCATTTCGTACGCATTATCGATAACCTTGTCTTCAAGTGCGACCGCACCTCGGAACATATCGTAGATATCTTTTTTAAAATCGTCTGTAACAATTCTTGGATGTTCATCACAAAACTCCCGGAATAATTTAACCATACCTTCGCAATGCATAGACTCGTCGCGGATGGACCACTCTACAATCTCACACATGCCTCTCATTTTACCAAACCTCTGGTAATTTAATAGCATTGCAAACGCACTAAAAAGACTCATGCCTTCATTCATAACGCTACGTGCGATAGATTTTGCCGTGCCAGACACGCTGTGCGTGTCAATATCCGCCATGTACTCGACTTTGTCAGCCATAGCCTGATACTCACGAAAAGCAGAAAACTCTGACTCTGGTAACCCAAGCGTATCATTTAATAGTGCGTAGCTTCTCTGGTGTACAAACTCCCTGTTCGCAAAAGACGTAAGCATCGCACGAATCTCATTGTTTTTGAACTTGGGAATGTAGTGCTCGAGGTAGTTTGTACCAACCTGTACATCTGATTGCGTAAACAATTTAAGTATTTGAGTAATATGGTGTTTCTCTCGAGCGTTGAGCTTGCCGCCCTGCCATTGAGCCACATCCTCTTGCAGTTTTGCCTCCCACTCTCCCCAGTGAACTTTTTCATGAGAAACTGCGTACTCTACAGCCCACGGATATTTAAATGGCTTGTACACCTTTGATTCTTCTAATAAAGACATCGTAAGTCCTTGTTTTATTTGTTGGAAAAAAAGGCCCCGGAGAGGGGCCACAAAGTGACGGGGATCAATCCGCCGTTGGGAGAAACCTATATCCCATTTCCTATGTTACGAGTCGCTGTCCCTATCGTCAAGTTGTTTCAACTTAATTTCTAACTGTAATAGCTTCCAATTAAGATCATCAACCTTGCTAAATTTTCTCTTGACCGAAGTTTTCAAAATCCGGTGGTACATCTTTAAGATTTTCTTCTGTATTTTTCTCATCACCAAATATCCTGTTCCAGTTTTCTCTGTATTTTTTTATGTTTTGTGGACGACGAGCATTGCCCTTACCTGTATGAGTTCTCGTCATCGTCCTCCATCTTTTGTCCGCTTTTGTGCTCATTTAAGTCTCCGTTTAGTTGATCGTACATATCCATCAGGCCACTAAAACACATCGGGCAGAGACTAAATGGGAGGATACCTAGATAACCCTGTATGCCTCCCTCTGTCTCTATATCGAAGTCACAATGACAGATGTTGCACTTGTTGTCTAGCTCAAGCATCAGTTACCCGTGACATGACAAGCACTCCTCCGCATCTTGCAAAGCGACTCTTTCAACCGCAACTCCAATCTTATCTGCCTCAACTCCCGCATCTGTGCGGAGGTAGTACAGAGATTTGAGCTTAGATTTCCACGCCCTAAGGTGAACCGAGTTGACATAAGATGCTGGCGAACCCGCTGGGAAGAAAAGATTAACGGACTGAGCCTGACAGATGTATGGCTGTCGGTCTCCTGCGTGTTCGACCACCGCTCCTTGATCGATTTCATACGCAGTTTTAAAAACATCCCTCTGTTCTTCCGACAGGAACTCCAAATCCCGAACAGACCCTTGAGCATTAACGATTTTTTTCCATGTTTCTTCGTCATTTTTTTTAAGATCATTTAAGACCTCCTCGAGGTACGGATTTTTGACGAGGTGAGCCCCAGCACGAGTGCGATGGGTATAAGCATTAGACTTAATAGGCTCAATACTAGCACTACACCCACAGATAATAGAAGAGTTAGCGTTTGGAGCGATAGCGAGAAGGTGAGCGTTCCGACGTCCCGTACCAACCATGTCAGGTGCCTCTTCCCTCTCTTTACCAAGACGTACACTTTCCTCGTGAGCCTGTGCATGTATGTCGGCAAATATTCTTTGGTTCGCAAACTTTGCGCTAATGCTTTCCCACGAAAGATTATTCTTCTGCAAATATCCATGCCAACCCATTGCTCCTAAGCCAATGGACCTTTCACGTCTAGCTGAGTAAACAGCTTTTGAAAGTTCTCTTGGTGCATTTTTGATAAAGAATTCAAGGACGTTGTCCAAGAATCGTACCAAGTCTCCAACCATTCCGGTGTCTCTCCACTCATCGTACTTTTCGAGATTGACGGAGCTGAGGCAACAAACTGCCGTGCGTTCTTCAGATGTAGGGAGAGTGATTTCAGAGCATAAGTTAGACCCGTTAATTGTGAGTCCAAGTGCTTTCTGAGAATCTGGTAACTGTCTGTTGGATTCGTCGATGAAGTGTAAGTAAGGTGAGCCAGTTCTGAAGCGAGCTTCAAGTATTCTTTGCCACAAAGTTCGAGCTGGGATTGAATCTCTGACATCTCCGTCATGAGGGTCTCGTAACTGCCATTCTGTTCCATTTTCTACCGCCTCCATAAATTCGTCGGTTATGTTTACAGCGTTAAACAGGTTAAAACACTTCCTGTTCGTGTCGCCTGTGGGTACTTTAAAGTTAATAAACTCGATGATGTCTGGGTGAGACACGTCAAGGTAAGCGGCGTATGATCCTTTACGGGTACGTCCTTGCTTCCACGCGGTCATACCTGAATCAACGACCTTCATAAAAGGAATAGGTCCGGGAGCCTTATCGCTTATACCGCGTACATCAGACCAGTGACCACCGACTCCACCTCCTTTGACAGATAGCCAAGCAGTTTCAGAGTTGTGAGCAATAAGGGAATCCAAATTGTCACCAACATAAGTGAGAAAACAAGATATAGGTAGACCCTTGACTGATTCGTCGTATCGGGGTGCGTTAGATAAGACCGGAGAAGCAAACATAAACCAGCGGTTGCTAGCATAGTCATAAATACGTTGAGCCAGAGCATTATCACCTCCACTGTACGCCAACGCGGCACGGGCAAAAGATTCTTGCGGACTGGATTCGTCCGGCAACATATAATAATCTGTTAACAGCTTTAAAGCTTGAGCCGAAAAGGTTTCATCCCGTGAATAATCGATAGCAATTTTGTTGCAGTACATTGCTTCCATACTATTGCAGTTCCTTTATCAGTCTCTCGATATACCACTTGCATTTACTAGCGTTAATTGCAGGGGTGTCTTTTTTGTGCAACCGCAATAAATATTTTATTGCTGTGCAACGTAAATGTCCAGTAAATTCTTCATCTGAACAAAAAGCTCGCATTACTTCTATAGCCTCGAGTGTCTCTGTCTTGTAGTGGTCGGGATTAACAGGGTCACTCATTGTAAGATTCCGAAGTCTGCTTTAATAACGTTACCTTCCATTCCTTTAATTCTTTTCTTGTGTTCTTCCTTCAAGTCTTCTTCTGGAACGACTTCACCCAACGCTTCAAGCGTAACCCTTTCCAATCCCATTTCGTATACATCGTCGAAGTTCTCGTGTACTGCACCCAGTAACCCTTGAAGAATGACATAAGTTGGGTCCACATAACTGCCATCTTCATTCTCACCTCTAAACTCTTTAGTTGCATACGCACGTATAGCAAAGCCATCTTCGTCTTCACTTTCATCTTCTACAGGCTCCAATACAATGTAGTAACGTCCTTTGAGCATTCCCGCTTGTTCAAGGGCCATTAATTTTTCTTCATCTAATATCAAATCAGTCATGTTTTTTCTCCAACCACTCCAGTGGTATCTGCCCATCCGCCCAAATAATACTATGCCGATCACACCATTTACCGTAAGTAGTTTTACTAGAACGGTTAAGCTTGTTCGATGCTCTCAAGAAAAGCATCCGAATGTCAAGAAGGGGGTTGTTTTTAATTACAAGCAACATCTTTTGCCTATCCGCAGGACTAAAAAACCCTTTAGCCTCAATATAAATGTTAGAGTCGGGCAAATAAAAGTCAGGAACATAAGTCTTTGGCTTAGGGTAATATACAAGCTTATGTGCCTCGTACTCATATTTTACACCACGTTCCGCCAAAAATTTTGCGACACCCAATTCGTAGTCAGACCGAAACTTATGTCTTTGTGGCCTACTCATAAATTAATAAACCCCTGTATTGATTGAAAAATTCTTTCTTGCAATTTGGGAGTTGTACTCTCTATTTGTTGAAGTGCGTGAGTATACTCATCGCCGGGGAAAACTACGACACGACCCTGCCGTAATGTATTCGCGATACGTATTAATTCATCCGTAGCTTTTTTACCATCCCGTTCAAATGTTTCGTGCCCTAAAGGTTGACCAAAGTGTTGCCACATAGTCAGCGGCAAACAACGATCAAAGTTACGTGCCCACCTTACCCACGGATCACCGCCTCGTTTGTCAGCGGCTTCGATGTAGACTGCGTAGGCTCTTTCATTCAGGTAAAGTAGCTGACGGTCCACTTTCTTTGTCATCAGAAGGGGCATCTTTTATCTCCAGTTTACGTAGTGTCGCCAATCCTTCTGCCTTAACGCCGAGACCGTGCTCTCCGCACTCAAGCTGTGAAAACACACGTCCACGTTTATACAGCGTAGTTTCATGTTGGTATATTGTGTTGTGCAGGACGTCATCCATCAGAGGACGTAGCTGGTCGATAACCATTTCGTTGTGCTTAGCAACGTCTGACTTAATTCTTTCACGTAACTTTATGATACGCCCCTGTAACTCTACAATTTTTTTAAGTTCCTGCGGCTTCATAGTTCTTTCACCTTCAGTGTGTGATACCAAGCAAGCGGCTTGTTCCGAGCTCGAGATGTAACCTTCGGGTGTTGTACTGCCTTCGGCCAGCAGTGCTTACGGTAGCCACAGAAAGTACACGATTTATTGAGTATCTTGTTTCCGGTATAAATCTTCTCACCCTTTAGGGTGTAGCATTCATCTTCTGGGGGAATGGGCGGCTTCTTGTATGAATAATTAGACATAAGAGCTTCAACAGTACGTGCGGCTTCTTCAAGGTACACCGCTCTGTCGTCCGCCTGATCATCCGGGGCAGACACAAACTGTATCTCTCCTGATGATTTGTCCACTACAATCCACCCACCGAAGTTAAGATCCCTTGATTCGGCGTATAGATGACCCTGCATCACGTAACCAAACGGATCATCCTGCTTGATGTTGTCGTATCCTTTTGAAAACTTCTGTGCAAAGGAGTAAGGAGACGCAGACTTAACATCCCACACTTTCTCCCCATCGACGGGATCATCCATAATTAAATCGAGTGTGCCCTGCACACTTTCTCCACCGATTTCTAGTTCACACTTACCTTGTGTTTCGATGATTTTGATACCCGCTCCTTTGAGTATCGCCATCACGGCACATTCTACGAGATCTCCAATTAAAAACCGCAGTATTGAGTTGTATTCCATCTCCTCATCTTTACCGTCGCGCCCGTGTATCTGCTGACACATGGGTCGTCCCAATCCTGACATACGTAATCGCCACTCAGAATTGCGGTTAAATTGTTTTTCAAGTGCCTCGCGGCAATCCTTTGCAAACTCTTCCATGACAGAAGGGGGAAGTGTTACCTCCCCCCTTACTGCTTTATGCAAGAAGTCCTTAACTAGAACTTCAGCAATCATTAGGCAAAGTCCGCCGCTAAGTCAACTTCTTGTTCACTAGCTTTGGCTTTAAAAGCCTCCTTATGCTGTTCCATAATCATTGTGTTAGATGCTTTGACTGTATCCTCAAACATTACAAGGGTATCAATGTCAACATTCGCACTTTTATCTTGCGTAAACACAGGAGTAAAGTACACAACACTACCCATCTTTTGACGCTGAGTCGTCAAATTAAAAGTCACCGTGTGTAGTGGTGTCTTGCCCAACTTCTGAACTGCCTCACGTGCGGGACGGAAGCCAGAACGCTTGAAGTAAGAAACGACTGGGAAGTCTTTGACTTCGATAGTTTTTCCTCCAGCATTCTTACCTTTCATGCTGATCATGCCATAGAAAACCTGATTGCATGTCGCTAAACGCGATGCCAGTGTTTTCGGATGATCCTCACCCAACGCCTCTTCGTCCGACTTAGTTAAGCGGCCACACTTGTTTCCTCCTGTGGTGTCGGGGAATTGATAATCAAGCGATTCAGCTTGAACTGACCGACTTGAGAATTTACTCTCGTCGTTATCCCACACAGACCACTCGTAAGTACGAAGGTAAGGATGAAAATGTACACTATCCGCGTATACAAATTCGCCATCGTAGTACACTTTCCATGTGCCCTTCTTTAATGTATGACCGTCGTCCGTGTCCGTATCATAATTAATGTTAAGACGTGCCAAACCAGCCTTTGGCTGATCCGCCTCAGTTTGTCCAGATGCTTTTAGGATAAGCTCCTGATCTCCAGTTTTAATTGCCTCAGAAAGAGACATGCCTATAACGCTCACTTCGCCCATAACGCTCTCCTTAGTTTGCGTAAACAACTTGGGTATCCAGCCAGTTGGACCCCATCTTACACTCGACTGATATTGGCATATCATACTCTACACCATATCTCCGCCGACACTCTTCGGGTAATGACATCATTGCCTCCACCACAAGATTAATACAAGTATCCTCTTCACCCGGAAAAATGTCAAGCACTATACTATCGTGCACGGTATTACAGATCACACTCTTTAAAAATCTTGTACTTCTCATGGACTTACGCAACTTTACTAGAGCGACCGGCAAGAGATCGGCGGTTGCAAAGCCCTGCACAGGGTAGTTACAGATAGCTGTCCTGTTAGTCGCTGTACCCCACTCTGTCCACGTCGTACCGGGGAATGCATACTGTCTGCCTGAAGGTAAAGTGATGAAGCCCTTTTCCACCGCATCCTTTTGCAACTTGTCGTGCCACGCCGTTACGCCAGCATACTTCTCTTTAAAAGTCCGGTAGTATCGCTGTTGGTCAGCAGTACCTGTGGTGCCCCCGTAAAGAGGTTTAAAGGTGTGTGCTTTAGCATCTTGGCGGGAACACCCAATAATCTCAGCAGTAACTGTGTGTACATCAGTCTTGTTCTCCACATCGTGATATGCTTGAGGGTCATTAGCTAGAAATCCTGCGACTCTGAATTCGAGCTGTCCGTAGTCAGCTTCGAGGATTTGTCCTCCGTCAAAACGAGAGACCATTGCTCTCCGAATAGCGAATGTAGAACCACGGGGCATATTTTGGAAATTGGGGTTACGAGAACTGAGTCGTCCGGTAGCTGTGACACACTGCATAAAATCGGGGTGTACGATGTCATCTCTGTCTCGATTGTTCTTGAGTCCTTCGACGAAAGTAGAGAGGTACGTTCTAAGTGCATTGTAGCGGGAATATGACTCTGCAAACTCTCGGGCGTCACCAGAAAGCTCATCCATACGATCCCTAAGAGTTTCGTGGTCTGTCTTGAATCCTGCGGCCGCCGTGTCCCACGCATCCCTCGGGATAATTTTAAAGCCCGCAATCTGTTTAGTCTTCGCATATATTATTCCATCCCCGCCACAGGATTTACATACACGCACAGCTTTACCTTGCGTACCATCTTTCTTGATAACTTTTTTACGTCCCTGTCCCATACAGGCAGTGCACTTCGATGCGATAGTTTTGTGCAAGACTTCTGTTTCGTCTTTTACGTACAAGCCGAATAATTTTTTTGTCATTTTCGTACGTTGCTTAGGTTTGCGGGTAGCACCGCGTAACTCTGATCCCAAGTTAAAGATGGAGGACCATCGCTTTTTATCTAGCACCTTACGTGAGTAAAACAGCATTGAGCGGTCATCCGCACTATTAAGGTTGATCGGTGTGTCTCCCATCGCTTCTTCAGCCATACGCTGTAGTCTGACTTCTAGCGCGTTCATCTCATTTCGATACTCTTTTTCAATCTCGTCAAGAGCAACTGGGTCAACCTTGATGCCTGTCCTCTCGAGGTTCGCAAGGACATCCGTCATCTCCAAAGAAAGACGTAGGGTGTTTAATAATTTCGATGCCATAGGCTTTAATCTCCTTTAATATACTAAGGGCTTTTTGTTTATTGTTTTTCCCTTATACAAAAATATTTATGTTCTCCGCAAATATTGGTAAATCCAATACTTCTGCTTTCGTTTGACATGAAGTGTCCAACACCTGCTGTAGCACTAAATACAAACAAAATGAAAGCATACACTTTAATCATCTCCTACGCCTCCTTTTCTATGTCCCATTTTACTTTGTTTGGTGGTGACTTTGGTGCACGTCTCTTTTCAGTAGTAAATACAAACCAAGTAAAAAACACGCAGGTAATCAGCACATAGTGACCGATAATATTGTACCCGATGTACAGTAACTCAGTCGTGTATATGCCAAAAGCAATACACCACATAGCGGCTAACAAAATCGTAAGTAAATACTTGTACTCCATAGGTGCAAACTTGAGTGCATTTTTTGTGCCATCAAGTAAACCGTAACCAAACTTGGTTAGTGCCACCCATCCGTTCTCCTCAAATGCTTTGAATATTTTCATGTTTGATAATCCTCTTTTGCGACACATTGACCTGAGACTAACAACCTGTCTGAAGATAAAAACTGAAAGCCATAGTCACTGTTGACCACACTTTGCTTTGCAAGTGTATTTACGAACTGTTTGCATTCGTCATATGATTCAAAAACTCTGTCCGATACGGTAGGTTGAAAACCAGTAATTACAAATACCAAAAGTATCTGATTCATCGTCTCACTCCTGTGGGTCACTACCCGGATAGTAGTACTCATCTTGTTCTTTCATAAAATCCTCTGCCGTAGTAAATTTTAAATCGTTCATCCACCCATTCCCAGAATCCACACTACTGGGTCTCTTTTTCTTGGAGACTTTTGTATCTGTCTCTGGGACATTCTCAAAATCCTCTTCATATATTCCGCCACACATCACAACCTCCACGGTTTGGTAATTATCCAATGACCGAATGGTACAGATCCCCGATACTCACGATCAAATGCTGTTGATTTCTTTTTACCGCTTTTCATTGTTTTACTTCTTTTTTCGGCGATGCTTTGTCTGTCCCGATAAGGTAAGTCTACACCTTTTTGGCGAAGAAATGTAATCTTTGCCTTTGTTGAAGCATGGGACATGCCTAGCTGTAAAGATATCTTTTCAAAAGTTAAACCCTCAAGGTATAACTTAACAAGTTCATCGAGTTGCTCTTGTGTCCAACTAACAAGAGGTCTTTTTGCTTTAGCCATTATAATTTTCTCCTCGCTTTTCGACCCAACGCTCTATCAGCTTTGCGCAGGCCCTTCAGAACGACCTCCGGTTCTATCGTATTGCCTTTCTTGATTGCTGACCAAGTTTTCATGCCAACCTTTGTACGGTTTTCCCCATCAAGATCACTGATGTGGACCCACTTGGTTCCGATCTGAACCTTGACTAATCGATAGCCTGACCCGATTCTGGGCAGTTCATTAGTCACGACTACTTCTTGATAAATCGTTTGCATTCAACATCTCCTTCAACGCCTTAACGTCATCTATCTTCTCTTTAGACCAAGTGTTAAATTCTGCCATACAATTCTTTCCATGTTGTGTAATACTTTTCCGTTACCTGTTTTTGGGCTACCTCCCATGTAGCCTTTACGTCAGCAATACCGTACTCTTGCACTATTTCCCACGGGATCTGTGCAAACGTCTTGCCGCTCTTAAGGTAATCCTCCGTAAGATCTTTTTTCTTCTGAGTAACCTCATACCTTTTAGCAAGGGCCGCAAGTGAAAGGGGCCATTTACGTGCCCTAGCCAACACATACTCTGCAACCATCGTATCATACACATTACCCTCATACTTAAAACCACACTCGCGTATCCAGTTAATGTCAAACTTGATGTTGTGCCCAACAACTACATCTGCAAAGTCCAGTGCATGTTGAAATGTTTCAAAGCCGTTTGGCGTTGGCTTACGCTCCTCATGATGAAAGAAGATGTAATTTACCGGGTCATTGGTAACCTTGTAACCAATACTGACAAGGTGATTACCAAAGTAGGGCAAGGGTGTGTGCTTACCGTTAGGCTTGAATCTATGTGTGCATTCAATGTCAAACGTCAAAATGTTCATCGTATTAACTCCGTTTCGATAAAGCGGTCAATCAGACGATGTATGCCCTTTGCCACTTTCTTAGCCGTTTTTTCATCTTCAAATCTTCCCACATTAATTGTCTTGCCCTCGACCTGAAAAGAAACAACCCACTTCTGCGTGTGACTTTTGTCATGGTAATAATTCTTGGGTGTCTTAACCCGATTGTACTGCTGTACAAACCAGCTTGCCCACCTACAATTCTCTTTAAAGTACCCCTTTGAATTATCTATACGGTCTAGAGTCATTCGTTTTGATGGACGAAGCCCCATGTCCTCCACAAAGTTTTTATAAGACTCTATCCACCGTTCACAAACGGTAATTCCTTTTCCAATGTAATCAGTAAAAGAAGGATTCGGTATGTGATTTTGATGGCCGCATCTACTTAATATTGAATCGTAAGTTTTACGAGTGTGATAACTAGCATTGTACTCACTCAACATTATTCATGTCCTCTTCGGTTGGTTGAGCCACAGGCTCTCGATATTCTTCCGGCACTTCTATAACCGTATTATGCGACTCATAAACCGCACGATACATGTCGATCTCGCAAGGAATGGTGCCATGCCACCCATTCTGCTTATTTTTAGATACACACACAGATCGTTTCGTATTTTGTGGACTGCGGTCTCCTGTGCGGCCAAGTCCAATAATAAGGTCTGCCTCACCGGCCTTTCCTGTTTTAGAGTTATCAAGATATTGGTACTCTACGTTAAGCATTCCGTCAGCCTCCGCTGAGGCTTGAGATACACCCCAAACAAGACACTTGTTCTTCTTGGCAATCTCTCTAGCTTGCAAATAAATTTCTTTGAGCTTTTCATCGCCACGGTTGTATTTACCTGTAATCTTCACTTTATCGAGTTGATCGATGAATATGATATCCGGCTTGTTAATCTTGCACCAGTCGTCAATCTCCTGAATGGCCGTTCCAACACAGTCAAGAACATGCAAACGGTCACCGATCTTGCGACGCCATACTTCCGCGTATTCACCACGCCGTTCACTGAGCTCTTTCCGCGTAGCTTTAAAATAGCTTTGGATGATACGTAGTTTAGTTCGTACAGCAGGCTCTTCGTTTCCCCACACCGCAATGGTAAACCCTTGCTCGAGAAACTTCTTTGCGAGGAAAGATACAAACGTAGTTTTACCTGTTTCCGGGCGAGCAAAGATGATTCCAAAATGACCGCGATCCAATCCCGAAACGTGGCCCGACAGTGGCGTCCAGTCGAAGGGGAAATCGGGATCAAGCGTAAGGGAGTCCAGAAGCTCTTCGAGCCCCATGTCCACCTCCGTGTACGTCGTCTTCTCGCCAATCGAATCCTCTGCTGTGGATTCAATGAGTCGCTTAAGTTCTCCAAAGTTATTCTCCTTACCGAGAAATATGTTGACAGATAACTCTGAGATAATACGAGCACGATGCCGCATCCATAAATCACGTATAACTCGTTCTTGTAAATCAATGTTCTTACCGATACTGTCAGCTAGTGTCTCAAAATGCTCCCAGTATCTCAAACGTGTGCTGTCAGGTAGGGCGGGGTGCCTTGAGTCAAAATAAGCTTGTAGCTCGGCTCCAGTGAAGTCTCCAGTATATTCTGCATGAGCTTCGACAAGAGCCTGCCATATAGGAGCCCACTCTCCTTCAAACATGTCTTTATCGAGGATGTTTTTGACACGGTCATAGCATTCCGTCCGCAGACAGAACGATATGATCTTCGCTTCAAGCGATTGCTGTTCTAATTGTTGATTCACGTTCTTGTTCTCCGAGAGTCTTCAAGTCTTTATCTAAGATAAGCATTCCTGTGGGCACGATACTATGAAGAGCTCGCATCATTGTCAACGCTTTATCAGTTGCATCTTTATCTAAAGCAACCACCACTTTTTTATACGTAGATAGCTCTTGTATGTGTCGATCACGTAAACTTGTACCAAGAAGAGCGTACCCAGACGCCCAATCACTGATCGATATTGCGGAAGGCACATCTTCAACGACAACTATAATGTCTGATGTGCCAATTTGGAAACCACCATCATAATTACCGTATCTGTACCACTTAGGTCTTTGACCCGTCATCGTACGTCCGACACCATCTTTGAGTACGCCCAGAGTATCGTACACTGGGTACACAAGACGATCTCGTATAACATCAAAGTAAATGTCATCGTGCCGTCCCGACGTATTGACAAGACGAATATAGTCCATGCCACGAGGAGGTATCACACGAGACCAAGACTTTGGTTTTTCAAATGGAACTTCTGGACATACTGATGTTTTTTTATGCGTATTTTGACTCAGCATAGCCACTATATTGTCTGAATTGTGTTGAGTAATGCGGAGGTTGGTGCGTCCTTTTACAGAGCAATCTGCGTAAAAACAGTTCCACATGAGAGTGCCACCTTGATTGGTGACCGAAAATGTCTTCTTATGTCCGCATGACGGGCAGTCCATCCTACGTGACTCGTCGTTATGTAAGCCAAGAGACTCGACGTACTCTTTCATGTTCATGGGCATAGCCTCTAATTGGTACGGGGCAAGATTAGAGTCAACCATAAAAAAGGTCAACCTCCTTTTTTCAAAACAGCAAAGAAAAAGGTCAACCTCCTTTTTGTTGATGGCCAATAAAATTCATGATACAGTCCGATCAACCCCTGCCGGGGGTACGCCCACACCACAGCCCGCTACATCTTTGTTTGCGTAAATAAAACTATCCGTACGACCAAGGTCTAATACAACACACAATAAGAGTTCGATACTGTCGGGATTCATTCATAAGACGGGGGGGAGTTTCCGTGAGAGTTAAAAAAGATTGTGGAGAGTTTATTGTTACTAGGGAGGTTGTGATTGAACGAGCGTACACTGTGGAAGCAAGTAGTTTGCAGAACGCCGTCGATCAAATTAAGCAAAATGATTTTTCTGCAGTAATTGACGTGACTGATGGTGACGATTGTCATCTAGGTGAGATCATTAAAGTGGAGGCCAATGAATATGACAATTAAACGCATACACATTAATCAGCACAACATACGACATAACGCAAAGAATCCCGACGATCTCAGGCCGGTTGTTACTGTAAAGACAAGTCGGAGTAATACGAAAGGTTTTGGTGTAAGAATTAACGGGCCTAGCAAGCTTGTGTATTCTCCAGATAAGCCATTAGCTTGTGGCGCGAGAGTGTGGATTGAGACAAAGGAACAGGTTATTGTTGATGATCTCAATTGGGATTCGCAGAGCGAGGTGCTGGGATGATTTCAGAAAATTACCGCACTAAAAAGGTGCACTTTGCGGAAAATAGAATTGGGCCGGTATCGTTTAGGTTCCGTTGCATTTTACTGGATCAGGATACAGAGTACCCGCCCTTTGAACCTTGCCGGTTTTTTGTTGTAAGTGTTTTTGCGGAAACAAAAGATCAGGTTTTGGATTGCGTATGTGACAAGTATCCTTGGTGTGATGTTATGGTTATCGATAAAGCTTATGGCGTGACTAGCGATGACGAATATCTCGCGTCTTGGATTGAGTACCACGATACCATTGAGCAAAAACCAGTAAAGGAGGCCCCACACAGTGAAAAACGCAAAGCAAATTTCCGACACAACATTACTTAACTTTATGTTTCGTGATTGTGTCAATGTTCAATGTTTTAACTCTTTATATTCCACAAATTTTAAAGCAGAGACGGGAGGTGATTCGGTATTTAGTGAAACGCCCCGTGAAGCTTTACAGGAGCTATACATATTAAGGAAAGGTAAAAATGATCGTAACAAGTAGGAATGAAAACAAGGTACGAGTCGATGCGTTAGTGGATAAACAATTGACGCAATGTTTTAACTTAATAACCGAAGCTATCACCATCTTGCATGACACTGGTGATACCGAATCAAGCGACCTAGATAACGCTATGTCACATTTACGGTGTGCGCAAGATATGTTAGCTATATACAGGGAACGAAAATGAAGCCGAAAACAATATGTCATCCAGAAGCCTTAGCAGACTGGAGAGCAAACGACGAAAGACCAATTACTCTTACTGGAGAAACAAACAATGCACCTCACAACAACACGTTACCAAAAAAGCAAAAAAAGCTTGACGGGATACTCGCACTCCGTCTTAAAGAAGCCATCAAGCGCGAAAATAGGAGGTGCAGGACGGCACGTAAAAAAAGGTAAGTTGAAAGGTGCGGAGGTGTATACCTTGACGCTAACTGAACGGGAGACGTGCCCAACTTCTTGCCATCACTGGGATGACTGTTACGGTGACAATATGCCGTTCGCCCATCGGTTGGAACACGGGAGAGAACTTGAGGCGCGATTGATTAGGGAGGTAAAAGAGATTTGTACTAAAGCGCGAGAAAAGAAACGCAAAGTACTGGTGCGGTTGCACGTTCTTGGGGATTTCTATAGCGCAGAGTATGTGGAACTCTGGCGTAAACTTTTGGTATTACACCAGAATCTTTATGTGTGGGGGTATACGCATGTTACTCCGTCCGATGACCTGCAAATCTACCACGAGCTACAAACGAACCGTAACGGTTTTCCCGAACGATGGGCTGTACGATGGTCCGACACTTGTGGGACGTTTAGTGCCAACAGTGAGGAGCTAACTAGTGATGGTATTGTTTGCCCAGAACAGGAAAGGAAAACACAAGCTTGCACAACTTGCGCTCTTTGTTGGGACGCGCCCGACAAGAACATCATTTTTAAGACGCACTAACGGGAGTGAATTCAAATGCAGACCAAAAAAGGTCACCGCATCATTTTGGGCATGGATGCGAATCGAAATCAGCAACAAAAAAGGTCAACTCCTCATTTTGGGCGCGTAGGTTATGGGAAATATTGTGCCGTTTCTAAATTCTCTTTAAAGCCCGACGAGGTCCCTCGCCCGCGATTTGATCGCGTCGTTGGATTCACTTCTTTGACAGAAACTTTTTTGCTTGGTTTCTTGTTATGGTTCTTTTGTTCCGTGCTATAATGACTTTACCGGATCGGATTGGCCGACCGGATACCGACACAGCGTGGCCGACTGGTTAGGCGACAGACTGCAAATCTGTTTACAGGGGTTCGATTCCCCTCGCTGTGTCCAATTACTAAGGAGGCTTTTAGCCATGAATATTGCAGTTAACCCAGAGCGCACCGCTCAGCGTATCCAAGACGGTTTGGAGTTCACGCACAGCAACCCGCTTGACGTCGACTTTTTTAGTGAACTTGGATCTGTCCAAAAGGAGGCGATTTACGACCGCGACCGGAATCTTGTCGAGGGATACTACGCACTCCGAAACAGCAACACGCAAAAGCTACTGGCGTCACCGCCGGTCTCTAAATCCTATAAGCTTGTGGATCATTCACTGGCGTTCCTCGAGCAAGCGAAATCGATACTCGAGAACCCATCGTTACCCCACGATAATTTCACCGTAGTCGACCGGATTTTCGACGAAGGCCGCCGCGCCACTCGAGCAGTTTATTTCAACGATCTCACTTTCGACATTGACGGCAGGGGGGAAGGAATCACGGCCCGCGCCGACATTATTAACAGCGTCGACATGTCGTGGGCGTTTCAGGTGTTCTCCGGTGCTTACCGCGATTACTGCCGTAATACGATGGTGTTTGGGGGTCAGAAGGCTTACCACCAGAAACGAAAACACACCTCTAATCTGTCGGTCTCTGCGATGATTGCTAAATCTACGCTAGGCCTTGGTATGTTTCATGCTCACCGCGACCAGATGCAGAAGTGGAGAACCATCGAATTAGATCGGTCCCAGTGGGTTGAGGTTCTCGAAAATACAGTGTGCAAGAAAGGAGGCGAGGCCTCGCAACTTTCGACCGACAAAAACACACGAGTTAACGGCCGTTTGCTCGATTATCTCAACCATCGATTCCAAGAGGAACAGCGGGAGTTGGGCCCGACATTGTGGGGTGCTTACAATGCCCTTACACATTGGGCGACTCACGTCGATGAAACATGGGAGCGCGAGAACGATGACGGCACAATCACCGAACTATCGACCAGTCGTGGTTCGTCGAATCCTCACCGAGTACGACTTCAACGGGAAGCAAAAGTTCGCACCGTTCTCGAGTCGCCACAATGGCAATCACTGGAGTTGGCCGCATGACCGAACTAATAGCCAATTTGTGGCGATTACTTTGGGTATTGGTTTTACTTATTATTATATCGAAATTAATAGGATGAAAATTATGAACACAAAAACATTCAGCACTGAACTTGCGAACCATCGCGAAGCACTTTCAACCCTCGCTAGCCAGATTGAGACTCTCTCGTCTCAACTGGACGATCTCAAAAATGAGATGGACGGCGAGGTGATATCGGCCGATGAGTTGCTTGAGGCCGACCAGAAGCGTACCGCCGATGATCGAAAAATACGTTCGACACATTACCGTATGCTTGCACTACTCTCGCATTACGGCACGATGCACCGCCAGCACATTGCTGGGATCTTGGGAGTTAAGCCGGAAACAATCGCACAGTACACCCACATTGTGAAACATCATGGGCTCGCAAATTTGCAATCTCGAAAGGGACGTATTACATTGTTCTCACTGGCCGAAGGGGTCAGGGAAAATAACGACTTCAAAACCTTAAGGGGAACACTATGAAAACCGAAACAACTTTGAACTTTACGCCTGCTCAACTTGCCGAACTAAAGCGTTTGATTGATCAAGTGGGTTGGGCGACTCGCGGTGACGACAACAAGATCAGCACGTATGTGTCTGACGAGCGCATCCTTTTTGCTCGCAATCTTGCCAACGTCCTCAATAAGCTGGAAACACTCGCGCTAGTCGGTACGTCTGACGTGAGTCTATAATATTCCCTCGAGCCGGTGCTGAGTTTCCATTCTCAGATTATCCCGCCGGCTTTTTGGCCCCCACTACGGGGGCCTTTTTTTGTCCCAGAAAAATACCTAAGTACTTACCGCCAGTACATCTAAAGGTTTTTTAAGGTGTCCACTGGGGCTATATAACCGCCCATCGACGGGGGCCATTTTGAAAACCGATTTGAAAAGGGTCAACGCCTTTACCGAAATTTCTACGCGTTGAGCCATTAAAACCTTTGGGGGTTACCCAACGGGAGACCGAAGGAACGACCCAAGGGTAAAACCGAAAGATCAGTGATGTTAAAATAAAAGGACCCCAATGGTGGCAGGGCAAGGGACACGGGGGGTGGTGGCACTATTGCTAGCAATCTCCCCATATTTTTTGTAGTTTTGGGTATTATGTTTCACGGAGTGTTTCACACGACGGCTTACCGTTGGTAATCCAATGGATGAGCAAACTGGATACAAAAAAACCCCGACAGCAGAGGGTACTGTCAGGGTTCTGGGGTTGACCTGCGGGTATTGTATGGGTTTACCCCGGCGGGCTTACAATCCCATTGTACTGTTCAGATTTCATTTCGTCAATAGCTACATAAAATATTTTTTTTGTTGACAAATTAAACGGTTGTTGCCCATAATAACTCTGTACCGGGGCCAAAATGGCAAGGGAAATCAACTTTTATAGTCCATGTGAACAAAGTTCCGCGACCACAAGCCCCTTCGTACGCTTTTTTTAACATATATATGTGATTTTCATGAATCTCCTTCCTCAACAACGGAAAAAACGTGAGTTATCCGACAAACAACAAGCTTTTCTTACCGCACTCTTCGAGAACGGAGGTAACTTCTCACGTGCCTGTGAAGTGTCAGGTTACTCGCAGGGTTCCATCGGACACCTTAAAGAGTCTCTTGCCGACGAAATTATCGAAGGAGCACGGAATATTCTTGCAGGTGGTGCTCTCAAAGCCGCTAATAAGCTTGTCCAGACCATTGATGCACCAGAAATCGAGCGTGGAGATAACATACGTCTCCAAGCGGCCGAGAGTTTGCTCAATAGAGTCGGCTTGGGGAAACAAGAGACTCACAATGTCAACATCCAAGCTATACATGGGGTGGTATTACTCCCCCCGAAAAAAGAAATGGTTGTAGAGCATGACGGATGAGGTCGCAGAAGCTCCAAAACGTGCCCGTGGTCGTCCAAAAAAAGACCCGAACGCGCCCAAAGCCCGTTATCACCTCTCTACTGCGGAAAAAGCGCGTAGAGCGACACAAGCTTCGATAAGAAGATCAAAAAAAGAAGCTGAAAAGAAAAGAGAAGCGGCTAAGAAACAAGCATATCGTGCATCCGTGCGAGAAAAAGCCGCATCAAAAGTAGAAACGGCACTACAAGGTAAAAATTCACGAGTAATTGATGTAGGAGACTTAAATGCCTTACCAGACGCAGTTAAAAAGCTTGTGGGAGAATCTGAAGTTGTATTCAAACCGAATGATGGACCACAAGAAGACTTTCTGTCAGCACCTGAACAAGATGTATTATACGGCGGTGCGGCTGGTGGAGGAAAAAGTTTCGCTCTCTTGGCAGATCCTCTCCGTTATTGCCATAATCCTAGTCATCGTGGTTTATTACTCCGTCGCACTCTGGATGAATTGACTGAACTCATCTCCAAATCTAAACAACTTTATCCCAAGGCGTTTCCCGGTGCCTCCTTTAGAGAGTCTAAATCCACATGGCATTTCCCGTCGGGGGCCACTATCTGGTTTAGTTATCTTGACAAAGACAAAGACGTTACCCGATATCAGGGACAAGCCTTCAATTGGATAGCAATCGATGAAATTACCCAGTATCCCACCTCCTACGTATGGGACTACCTACGGTCACGTCTCCGTTCAACCGACTCAGAGCTCTCGAAAAATCTCTCAATGCGGTGTACAGCCAACCCCGGCGGTGTCGGAGGCTGGTGGGTCAAAAAGATGTACATCGACCAAGGAAACCCCGGTAAGCCATTCGTTCCCGCCGATATCGAGTCAGGAAAGCCATATGTATACCCTGAGGGACATGAGAAGGCAGGCCAGCCGCTGTACTGGAGAAAATTCGTCCCAGCCAGACTTACAGACAACCCGTACCTTATGCGGGACGGCCAATACGAAGCAATGCTCCTCTCCTTACCAGAAGTGGAGCGAAAGCGTCTACTCGACGGAGACTGGGATGTTGCAGAAGGTTGTGCTTTCCCAGAGTTTAACAAGATTAAGCACTGCGTTGATCCTTTCGAACTACCAACCAACTGGCCAAGAATCCGTGCCGCTGACTACGGTTATGCAAGCCCTTCGTGCGTACTCTGGGGTGCAATCGATTGGGACAACAACATATGGGTCTATCGAGAACTTTACGTAAAACACTTTACAGCAGAGCAACTAGCCGCTAAAATAATAGAATTAGAGGAGTGGGACCCTAATCCTCATTACGTTGTGCTCGATAAATCCTGTTGGAATCGTACAGGATACGGCCCGTCTATTGCAGAGACAATGATCCGTGGCGGTTGCCGTTGGACTCCATCTGATAGTAACAGAATATCCGGTAAAATGGAAATACACCGTAGATTAGGTGACAATGAATTTACCGGAGAGCCTACAGTTAAATTTTTTAACACGTGCACAAACATAATAAAACAGTTAGCGGGTATCCCCCTGTCAAAAACAAATTCTGAAGACGTCGACACAAAAGCGGAAGACCATGCGTACGACGCGCTCCGCTACATGTTAATGACCCGTACATCTGGGTACGTCTCTATCCACAAAACACTTAACGACATTAAGAATAGCACATTTAAACCCCAAGATTCAACATTCGGATACTAAATGCCACTATCGTACGAAGAATTTGTAGAAAAGGCCGCAGACCAAACGCTTACAGTCCGTGAAGCTATCGACTACGCGATGGCAAAGCCTACTACGACTGAAAACCACTTTAAACAGCTACGTGCACTCCGTAATACGTGGGACAAAACAGGTTTACCTGCGGATATTACGCTCGCTGAGATGCGGAAGCAAGACAATTGGTCTCGTTTAGGTAAGGATGTAAACAAAACCGCCAACAAGTACAGTAATTTCCAAGCTTTAGAAACAAACATTCGACCAATTCTTGAGGAATCCGGTTTACTTAATCTAACAGTGCCCGGTCCCGGTGGAGTAGGTGAAATTAGGGTTTATCCTCTCATTACAGGGGGTAAAGGGTCGGGAAGTCTATCAGGAGGTACACAGCGCACTGATCTGGCGGGCGAACGCCCCATGCAAAAGCCTATCCCGCACGACGATATTGAAAAGATATATTCGGAAGCTGTCCCTGAAATACGGGCTCAATATGGAGACGCAGTTGCAGATTTAGCTCTGTACCACAAAGCGACTTTTCAACGCCCCGAACAATTAATTGGTAACAGCGCAATTAAAAAGTCCGACGTCACTATCACAGACGATTTTGTCACTGTTAAAAGCGTAACTAAAGGTAAAAAAACTCGCCCCGCAGTAAAGTATCCCATTGGATCACCAATGGCGGATTTAGTAATCCGTAACTATGAGTCTTCCGTTAGTGACAAGCTATTTGACGTGACTCAAAGTACGTACGATAAAGCGTACCGTGCAACTATTTCTCCACGGTTATTGGCAGGGTTTGAAGATTTTTTACCGCTGTTTGACGCAAAAGACCCTTCTAAAGGCGTTATAACAAGCCCAAGTGCTACTCGTTCGTTTATGTCAGTAATCGTTCGAGACGAGCTCGGTTATCCGACGGACGTTACCGAAGCAATGATGGGTCACACCGACTCTTCCATTCTTTCAAGAAACTACGCAGGACTCAAGCCTGTCGAAGGACTGGGCAAGATTGCCGATAGCCTTTTAATCGGTGTCCGTGATAAGTTCGCGGGTTTTGGAGAGGACGCTTCAAACTTTACTTCGACTCTTACGGAAGAAGAGCGCAGAGAGTTAGCAAAAGCACAGGTTGCAGAAGCTAAGAATAAAACTGAAAACTATTTAAGTGATGCTCTTAAAAAGCAAAAAGAGCGAATTGAGTTTTTACAGAGTGAAGAGGGTCAAAAGTTTCTTGAAGGGCAGGATGCCATTGATCGACAGCAAATCACGCGTGAATTAGAACTCAAACAGTTTGAAAAAGAAGAACGCGCTCGCATCCAAGCGGAAACCGCTCCTGCTCCTAAACAAGTCACCGTAGACGACGACATGAAAAAAGGCATGAGTTCACTCATGGACTTCTTCCGCAATATTGATGGCGGCAAGATGGCTCAAGGAGCTCTTACAGTTGGAGGCACTGCGTTGATAGGTGCTTCACTTATGCCCCGTGTCGCTGAAGCTCAAAAAAACATTGAAGAAGGAAAACCCGTCGTACCTTCTGTATTAGAACAGGCCGGACAATTTATACTCGAAGAAAGTCCTGTCGGAATAATGCAAGCAGGTGTCGAAGTCGGTAAAGAAGTAATGGGAGCCGCGCTAGAACCTGTGGCAAAAGAAATTGAAGAACAAGCCGAAGAAGCTGGCTTACGTGACGACATTGAGGGACAGATGTCCCGAATGTTTGGAATCCAATGAGGAGAATAAAATGAAAGATATTATGAACTCAGATAAACAAACTGTAGATACTAATGTTGGAGAAACTAATCTCTATCGTGAAGGTCTGGAGTTTGATACGCAAGCAAAAACTGACGTTCTAACAGAAGACGCACCTAAAGTTCAAACTAAAACAACGGTAGATGCTTCTCTGTTCACAATGGCAGACGATACTTCCTTATACGGCTAACAAGGTAGATTACTATGGCTGAAGAGGGCTTCCTTCAAGCTCCGGATGACGGTCAGGTCGAGGTTCTCGATGTTGACGAACAAATGCCGGGGCTAGCAGGCTATATCCATAATCGTTTTCAAGATTCGGAAAATGGACGTCGTACATTTGAACAGCGGTGGCTTCAAGCGTACAAAAACTTCCGTGGAATCTACGACTCGTCTACACAGTATCGTGACTCTGAAAGATCTAAAGTCTTTATTAAAATCACGAAGACTAAAGTTTTAGCGGCATACGGTCAAATTGTAGACATTTTGTTTGTGAACAAAAAGTTTCCAATCGTAGTTGAACACACTCCTGTGCCTGACGGTATCGTGGAGTTTGCACACCTTAAAACACCTGCGGATGAATTACAAAGTCCTTTTGGTTTTGCTGGTGATGGGCTAGATTTAGAACCCGGTGCTACTGAGGTTAATTTCGGCAAGTACCAAAAAATGGCGGATCAGCTCTCAGCAGGCCCGTCGCTAGTAGGAGAGCCCCAGTTTTCTCCAGCGGCTGAGGCGGCACGTGCGTTAGAAAAGCATATTCACGACCAGCTTTTGGACACAAACGCGGTCAATGTATTACGTAACGCTATCTTTGAGTCGTGCCTTCTCGGTACGGGGATTGTAAAAGGACCGTTTAATCATTACAAGCGCATTCACAGTTGGGAACGTGGCGAAGACGGACAACGTGTGTACAACCCTACTGAGGACTTAGTTCCTCGTCTTGAACATGTTTCAGCTTGGGACTTCCATCCGGACCCTTCAGCTACAAGTCTTGAAGATTGTGAATATGTAATTCAACGTCATAGGATGAATCGCCAACAAATTCGTAATTTGATGAATCGTCCATTCTTTAACGCGACGGCAATAGAAAACACACTTTTAAAAGGACCCAACTACGAAGACAAGTATTATGAAGATACGATCAGAGAAGACGATACGGAGCCATACTATCAAGAAAACCGTTTTGAATTGTTTGAGTATTGGGGTGTTTTAGATGCTAAACTTGCTCGTGAAGTCGGGATGGATTTACCTGAGACTGTTTCAGAGTTAGATCAAGTACAAATTAACGCGTGGGTCTGTGGCACTGAAGTTTTACGTTGTGTGCTCAATCCTTTTACTCCCGCTCGAATTCCATACCACTGCTTTCCGTATGAAGTTAACCCCTACCAGATTTGGGGCGTTGGCGTTGCGGAAAACATGGAAGATGCCCAAATGCTTATGAACGGTCATGTTCGTATGGCGATTGACAACTTAGCATTAGCGGGCAACCTTGTTTTTGATGTGGACGAAGCATCTCTTGTTCCCGGACAAAACTTTGAAATCTTTCCCGGTAAAGTGTTCAGACGCCAGTCGGGGGTAACAGGCACAGCAATCAACGGGCTTAAATTTCCTAATACTGCACCTGAAAACATTCAAATGTATCAAATTGCTCGTCAGCTTTCAGATGAAGAAACTGGCATCCCGAGCGTTTTGCACGGACAAACGGGTGTTACAGGTACAGGTAGAACGTCTTCTGGGTTGTCTATGTTAATGAGTGCCGGAACGATGTCCGTAAAAACTGTTATCAAAAACATTGATGACTATCTTCTTAAACCGCTTGGTGAAGCATACTTTCAATGGAATATGCAGTACAACGAGAAGGCCCCTGATATCGTCGGAGATCTAAGTATTAAGCCTCGGGGTACCTCGGCCGTCATGCAAAAAGAAGTTCGCTCACAGAGGCTTACAACGCTTCTCCAGACGGTTGCGAATCCAATGCTCGCACCGTTTATTAAATTACCCAATCTTGTCAAAGAATTGGCAATCTCTCAGGACATTGATCCGGAAGAGCTGGTAAATGATGTAAATGAAGCACAACTCTACGCAAAAGTACTACAAGGACTTCAAAATGCTCAACAAGGAACAGGCCCAGAAGGTGGGCCCGCTAGTGCACCACCCGCAGGCATGGGAAGCCCTGACCAATTACCTGATGGACCTCCACCAAGTGACGCTTCGGGGGTTGGTGACGGCACAATCGGAACGGGAAATGTTCCAGTTGCAGGGGAAGATGGTTTTACTGGAAACCCTCCTGAACCTCAAATCTAACCACCAAGCAGTGGTAGACGCGGAGAAATAATAGCAAATGGCTAACTTTAATACAGGTAGTGGTGGGGGTTCCGCAGGAGATTTTGATGATTCTTTCAATGAAGCGATGGGCTATTCCGGTGGAAGTAATGACCAAAATGATGGCGGTGGAGGCGGCGGTCGTGGGGGTTCTGGTGCTGAAGTTGACATTAATATGGGAATTGTTGGCGAAGGTGCGGATAGACAAGATGAGCAAATGGATGAGCTCGACCGCATCTCTGACCTGTTTGATCGTCTAGACGTTGCCTACGAAAAAGCTAATCGAGGTAACTGGGCTAACTCCATAAGAGATTACACGGTGCTTAACGCTGACATGGAAGTTATGAACTTTGATCCTCGAGGTTCTCGTGTCGGTGCAGAAGAGGCCGCATTCTTAGCAGGAGCGATTGGATTTGACGAGCTCGAATCAGAACTTCAGTCAAAAATTCCATCATATGAAGAAGGTCTTAGCGGCAGTTTACAAAAGCTTGGAACTAACCTTGCGGAAGGCGTTGCATCCCGTTTTGGTACGAGCGTAACTCGAGACTATATTGTTTCGCCGGCAGGTGAGGGGTACATCGGAAAAGTATTTGACGACTTTGAGTTTACTGATTTTGTTGGAAATGTCATTGGAATGGCTGTTCCCGGAGGAGCAAAAGTAGATAGAGCTCTTGCGACGGATATTACTGGACGCGAACAAGGGGCAATGGACTACGCTTACGCATCTACAGCTTTTGGAGAAAGTGCTTCTTTGTTATCACCGCAAGCGAGAGAGTCTCAAATAATTGCGGCACGAGAAGCGATGGAAGCACGAAGAGAGTTAGGAGGCGGCGACCCCGAGTACGCACAAGCAGTAACAAGAGCAAATCCTCTTGCATTAGCCGCTACACGGCCTTTCAGGTCGTCTCTTCGTCCTCTCTTTATGCGAGCAGTAGGCCCTTCTATTTATCCGAGTGCATATGAAATGGTTGACAGCGCATTTGATTCCCTCTTCAAAGAAGGTGGTGAAGTTAAAAAGAAAGCAAACGGTGGAACGGCGTACGATTCTCAGATGGACAAGATGATGTCTGCGAAACCTCGTCCTATGTTTGACCCTGTTGCTGTGAAGAAAAACCCCGAAGCATTTATGAAGAACCCTATGAAAGCGGGATCTTCTGTTGAACTACAAGAAATGTATGCTTACAACCAAGCGGTGCTGGACCTCGCCGACCGCCCCCTGCGGGTTCAAGAAGGTATGCAAGTGGGACAACCCCAAGGACAGCCTTCGGGTGACGGCCCTGTCGGGTTTGTGGGCAAGAAAAAACCAGAAAATTTACCAGAGAGTAAAACCGTTGCTGATGACGTTCCTCTCGACGTTGAAGAAGGTACGTTTATTATTAACGCGGCCGCAGTCGAGTTCGCCGGATCAGAAGACATTAAAAAAATGATTCTTCAGGCTATAGATGAAGCAAGACGCCAAGGTGTTGACATTTCTGGAGATGAGAATAAAATAGACAGAGAGAATGCTGTATCTTTATTAGTCTCAGAGGGTGAGGTTGTAATTCCTCCTTTGCTTGCTGAGATCATCGGCTACGACAGATTAAATAAGATCAACAATCGCGGCAAAGCGGAAGTTGAAGAACGTGTCGAAGAGAACGGCCAAAGCCCCGAAGCTGAAGCACTCGATGAACAGCCACAAAATCCTTCGGAAGGGATGCTGGTAGCTTATGATGGCGGAAAAATGGCTAAAGGTGGTAAAACGCCTAAAGATGCAGACTTTAACCCCAATCTGTCTGACAGAGAAATTGAGCAGTTTGGCGGCCTTCTCAAAAAGTTTAGAGATGACAGTGCCCGTATATATGATGATCCTAACGAAGAAAACGCCCTTTTTACTGGGGACTCTCTTCTTAAATTTTCAGCGTACTTAAACGAAATAGCCCCTAGAATTGCCAAAGGCTATGAAAAAGAATTTTATAACGAAATGATGTCAAACGCTTTAATGAATTCAGATAGATCAGCTAGAGAACAGTTTGATTACTTTAACAAATCAGAATACTCAAATTACGATGATAGGGACATATCTCCACGCCCTTACATCAAGTATACAGAAAAGAACCCGGACAAATACAAAGTAAGTAATCCAACTGGGTTTTTAAGGTCTTAAACGGCTACCCTGCAATCCCGCAGGCCCCGTGAATACACTACGGCTACCCTCAGCCATGAGGCCCCGTGAGATAGGAGACTAAAATGGCAAAATCACGCGGACATCGCGCAAATAAGGCAAACGATTCTTTCGGAACAATCAATAACGATAAATTATATCGTGGAAAATATCGAGAAGAAGTTTACCAAGATGAAGACGAAACAGTAGAAGCACAGGACCCCTCGCAAGAAGAAGAGGCTACTCCTAAGCAAGAAACTAGCTTCGCAGAACCAAAAGAAGGTTCTGACACAGACTACAAGAAACGATACGACGATTTAAAACGTCACTACGATACAAAACTTGAAGAGTGGAAGCAAGAACGACAAGAACTTGCAGAAGCTAGACAAGCGGGCAAAGACAGCGGACTGTCAGCTTCAGAACTTCCCAAAACTCCAGAAGACTTGGAGGAGTTTAAAGCAAAGTATCCGGATGTTTATGCAATCGTAGAAACAGTTTCTTCTTTGCAAGCAGAAAACAAGCTAAAAGAATTAAAAGAAGAGGTTGACTCTTTAAAAGGTAAAGAGAAAAATCTTAAAATTCAATCAGCGTATAAAGAACTGCTAGCAAAGCATCCGGACTTTAATGACTTGAAAACTGATGAGAAGTTTTTAATGTGGCTCGACGAGCAACCTGAATCTATCTCAGACGGAATTTACAAGAACAACACGGATGCAGTCTGGGCATCAAGGGTAGTAGACCTATATAAATCAGACATGGGTTTAACTACTAAAAAACGCAAATCCGCAAAAAATGAAGACCCAGCCGCCGCAGTTACACGCTCAACTGCGAAAGATGTGGCTGACGAAGCTCCAACAGATAAGAAGATCTGGAAGGCTTCAGAAATCGGTAGGCTAAAACCGTGGCAATTTGAAAAACTCGAAGCTGAGATTGACGCCGCGAAAGTAGAAGGCCGTATCGATTACAGAGCATAATCTTAATAGCGACCTAACTATCTCATAAGGAAGGGTATTAACATGGCTTTTAATAGCGCATCAGGTTATAACAACCTGCCTTCAGGGAACTTTACTCCTGAGATTTTTTCTCAGAAAGTCCTGAAGTTTTTCCGTCGTGCGTCGGTAGTCGAAGATATCACCAACACTGATTACGCTGGTGAAATTGAAAACTTCGGCGATACTGTTCGCATTATCAAAGAACCTACAATCACTGTATCTTCTTACTCACGCGGTGCTGTGGTCAATCCACAAGACCTCGCTGACGATCAGATTACAATGGTTGTTGACCAAGCGAATGCTTTCGCGTTCAAGATTGACGACATCGAAGAACGTCAGTCACACGTCAATTTTGAGGCGTTGGCTACATCTTCTGGTGCGTTCTCTTTGAAACGTAAGTACGATGCTAACGTCCTTCAAGCGATGGCTGATGGTGCTGGTCTTACAGGTGGCGCGGCTACTTTTGGATCTGCGTCAGCTCCTATTGACATCACTGGTTCCGGCAACGAAGACGCCGCTGTTAACTTAATGTTGGCAATTGCACGTGCAATGGATGATAACTCAATTCCTGAGGAAAATCGTTGGTTTGTAGCACCTCCTATTTTCTGGGAAAACTTGTTTAAAGCAGGTGCTAAATTTGCTGAAGTGCAGGTCACTGGTGATGCGACTTCACCTCTTCGTAACGGTCTCGTTATGCAGGGCAACATCGCTGGCATGAACTGCTACAAAACAACTGCACTAAACAACTCTGGTACTGACGTTGTGACTATCACTTCACAGGACACTACAAACGACTTCGTAGTTCTCGCGGGTCACATGTCTTCTACAGCGACTGCATCGCACATCGCTAAAACAGAAGTTGTTCGTTCAACTGAAACATTTAGCGACATCGTTCGTGGTCTGCACGTATTCGGCCGTAAAGTTTTACGTCCAGAAGCGTTGGCTGTTGGCGTTGTTAAAACTGACTAAGGGAGACTAAATAATGGCTACATATACTGTTACTGGTGCCGTTGCGGGAGTCCCCCTCGGCATTAAACCTCAAATTGTTGAAGTCGTTTTAGATTTCTCGTCTACCAGCTTGACTACTTCTGACTCAGTTGAAGTAATAGAGATGAAAGCTAATACTCTTGTGTTAGCGGCAGGCGTTGAAGTTCTTACGGTGGCATCAACTGGATCTCCAGTTCTTGACCTCGGTGACGATACTGATGATGATCTATACGTTGCGGCTCTAGATGGCACTGCCACTGGGCACGAAATCAACAATGCCGCAGGCACAATGAAGCTATACACAGCGGCTGACACTATCGATTTGATTGCTAATACAGCAACTTTCGACGGTAAAGTCCGTGTATTTGCTGTTATCGCGGAACTCGGCACTGCCGAAACTGCGGCAACATTTGCCTAAATAAGTCGGGGCCTTTGGGCCCCTTCTTTACGTCAACATCTTACGGGGTGTTGACATAAAGAGTTTCATAGTTTACGATCTCATCAACACCCGCCGGGGGTAAACCCATATGCAACACTTAGGTTATACAGAACGATTTGCTAAAGCTCGAGCGGCAATGGCTAAAGGTGGCAAGTCAAAAACAAAAAGCAAAGGTAAGATATGTCCAGAAGGAAAAGCTTGGGCAAAACGCACCTTTGATACATACCCGTCAGCATATGCAAACCTAGCCGCATCAAAGTACTGTAAAGACCCCAACTACGCTAAAAAGTCCAAAGGTGGTAAGCGTAGGGGTAGGTAATGAAAAAAGACCCCAAAGCAGGAACAGGTAAAAAACCTAAAGGTAGTAGTCGTAGACTGTACACAGACGAAAATCCTAAAGATACAGTTCCAATAAAATACGCTACTGTGCAAGATGCACGAAACACAGTAAAACGTGTTAAAAATAGCGGTAAATCTTTTGCACGTAAAATACAGATACTTACCGTTGTTGAGCAACGTGCTAAGGTAGCTGGTAAAACAGAGCAAGCTAAAATAGCAAAACGCGGTAAAGAAGCAATTAGACGCGCACGTAAAAAGGCATAATATGGGACAGCTTAAACAGTGGTTAAAACAAGAGTGGGTCCGTATTGGAACAGACGGTAAAGTAAAAGGGCCTTGTGGAACATCCAAAGATAAGAAAAACCCTGATCGTTGTCTACCCAAAAAGAAAGCGCAAAGTTTGTCCCAAAGCGAGAGAGCTAAAACTGCCCGTAAGAAAAAGGCGGCAGGTGCCAAGGGTAAAACTGTTGTAGCTAATACAAGGCGAGCAAAAGTAAGGACCGGACGTGGCAAGACGAAAAAACGTTAGTCTATCTGTTAAACGGGGTGAAAAGCGTTCTGTAAAGCAGGGTGCTGGACTCACCGCAAAAGGTCGTGCTAAATACAATAGAGAGACAGGGTCAAACTTAAAAGCTCCCGTAACAGGTAAAGTAAAACCGGGAAGTAAGGCCGCTAAACGACGTAAGAGTTTTTGTGCTCGTTCTAAGAACTGGAAAGGGGAGCGGGGTCTTGCGGCTCGGCGTAGATGGAAATGTTAATGAAATACGATATGGTATCTCTAGAGGACCAGCTTATTACACATGAAGGTCTTGAATTAAAGCCATACCAATGCACTGCCGACAAGCTAACTATTGGAGTAGGTCGTAACATTGAAGATCGTGGTATTACAGAAGACGAGGCGCGGTATCTTCTTAAGAACGATATCAAGATCGTAGAAGATGAATTACTTAGTAAAAAGCCGATGGTTGCTGAACTTGATGCTGTTCGTCAGCGGGTGCTTGTAGACATGGGCTTTAATCTAGGCATTCCAACTTTGCTTAAGTTTCAAAACATGTGGTTAGCTATTGAGCAAGAAGACTTTATTCAAGCTAGTATTGAAATGATGGATAGCCGCTGGGCGCGTCAGGTTGGACAACGAGCACATAAACTATCAGAAGCTATGCGTATCGGTGAGTGGCCCTAATGCCTATTTTAGATGGAACAACTGCTAAAATAAGAAGTATAGGGGTTAAGTTAACATCAACGAACCAAACTACTGTTTATACTTGTCCATCAAACTACACGGGCGTAATAAAGTTAATTCACGTAGGAAACATAGCTGGTAGTAATGCCGACATAACTTTGGAGTGGACAGACAGTTCTGCTTCTGCAACTTACAAGATTACTAATACTACAACAGTAAATACAAAACTTTATCTACAATTATCAGAGGGGTTTTTTATTTTTAATGCTGGAGACACTTTAAAAGCAACTGCATCTAGTGCTGATGCTCTTGATGTAATTGTTTCTGTAGAAGAGTTGTTTACACCCGGAGTAACTTAAATGACGTATTTACAATTGGTAAACGCTGTTTTATTAGAACTAAATGAGGTTGTAATTACATCTGTTGCTTCTACACGAGGCATTCAAAGTGCTGTAAAAGATTTGATTAATAAAGCACAAAAAGATATTATTAATTCAGAGGTTGAGTGGCCTTTTACTTATTCATCAAATACCATAACAACATCCTCCGGCACTGGAGAGTATAGTCTTCAGACTGACTTAAAAACCCTAAATGAAGACTCTGTAATACTTAATCCGGGCGGCACTAAGTCTCTTAAGTTACTTAAGTTTTTAAGCTATGATGAGTACAACCAATCTTATTTAGCACTTAATAGTGATCCCGGGGATGATCATTTAGCTGAACCTGAGAGGTTCTATCTCACTCCAGATTTAAAGTTGGGTTTATACCCAGAGCCAAATGCTACATACACAATTAATTACGAGTACTACGCTACTCACAGTGATTTAAGTGCTAACACCGATACCCCAATAATTCCAGAACGTTTTCACGATGTTATTGTGAACAGAGCTAAATACTATGCTTACGTATTACGTTCAGATTTGCAGTCTGCCCAACTAACAGAACGAGATTACAAAGAAGGTTTAGCCCGAATGAGAGTTGAACTTATTAACCGTAAAGATTACTTTAGAGCCGTATAATGCCAGATACTTCTGCTATCAGTCCTTATGTAGTTAGGTTGTCGGGTGGTTTAATTTTAAATAAAGATACGTTTTCTTTGCCACCCGGTGCGGCGTTAGAGCTACAAAACTTTGAACCTGACATAGCGGGGGGCTATCGTCGTTTAAATGGTTTTACTAAGTTTAATACCAACATAGTCCCGCAGACTTCTGCCTCAACAGAAAAAATACTAGGCATTGCAATCTATAAAACAAAAGTTGTTGCATCGCGTGGTGAAAAAGTATTTACGGGAACAAGCGGGTCCGGTAGCTGGACTGAAATTGACAGTGGCAGAACAAGTGCTGGACGGTATGATTTTGCTGTATTTAATTTTGATGGGACAGAAAAGATAGTTTGGTGTGACGGTGCTAATCGTGCATCTATTTACAATGACTCATCCGTAACAGACATAAGTGCGTCTCCCGCTCCGAGTAACCCTTCTCTTTGTGCAGTATTTAAATCACATTTGTTTTTATCTGGTGCATCTGCTAATCCGTCTGAAGTCTTTTTTAGCGCACCATTTGATCCAACAGATTTCACGCCCGCTAGTGGCGGCGGATCATTTAGAACTGAAAGCCCTGTCGTTAAGTTACGAGTGTTTCGGGATAGGCTCATAGTATTTTGTAAAGATGAGATATATCAACTGGCAGGAGAGTCTGTTGCTAACTTTCAGCTTGCACCCATCACGCGTAAGATAGGGTGTTCAGATGGGTTTAGTGTCCAAGAAATTGGCGGTGATTTAATCTTTCTAGCACCAGACGGTTTACGTACGGTAGCTGGTACAGAAAAAATTGGTGATACAGAATTAGGCACTGTGTCTAAACAAATACAAACTAGATTAGATGGTATTTCTTTAGAACGTATTTCATCTTTAGTAATTAGAGAAAAATCACAGTATCGACTGTTTTTTCCTACCGATGATGGTCCGACCGCTAAAGCCGCTGGTGTAATAGGCGTAATAAAAGCCGGGGAACAAGGCGGTATAGGTTTTGAGTACGCTGACTTAATAGGTCTAAAGCCTACGTATGCAACTTCTGGTTTTATTAGTAATGTAGAGACAATACTACATGCAGGATACGACCACTACGTTCATCAACAAGAATCGGGTAACACTTTTGACGGAACAAATATAAAAGCTATTTACCGTTCTCCTGATCATACGATGGGAGATCCCGGTTTACGAAAGTCTATGCAACGTGTGATTTGGAACTACACTAACGAAGGGGGTGTAAACACCTCATTCAGATTGCTTTACGACTTTGACGCGGCAGATGTTCCACAGCCTGATCCTTACGATTTAGCTATTGGTGGTGCTTTTGCAATATACGGTGCTACACAATCTACGTATAGCACTGCAACTTATGGTGCGTCAGGAGCACCTCTAGCACGACAAACGGTTGAAGGTGGCGGCTTTGTAGTCGGTTTACGTTTAGAAGATACCGCAGGGGTTGATCCCATTTCTATAAAAGGCTATCAAATTGAATTTACTCCCGGAGGAAGAAGATAATGGCGGGATACACTAGGCAGTCCTCGTATTCTGACGGCGACACTATAACAGCGGCACACTCAAATGATGAGTTTAATCAGGTTCTTTCCGCTTTTAATAATTCTACTGGACATAAGCACGATGGGACAGCGGCTGAAGGACCTGTGATTGGTCTAATAGGCGACCCGGGTGTAACTACACCTCTAAATAAAGTCGTAGTAGACAACACCAATAATCGAGTAGGTGTGTTCGTAGATGCGGGCGGTGCGGGTTCTACTGTAGAACAGGTTCGTTTTCAAGATGGAGCAATTGTTCCCGTTACAAGTAACGATGTGGATTTAGGCACTAGTTCTGTAGAATTTAAAGATGCGTTCTTTGATGGCACTGTGACCACAGACGCGCTTGTAGCAGACACAGCAAACATAGATGGGGGTTCTGTAGACGGAATCACATTAGGTACAAACAGTGCTGTAACACAGGCTGTCATTGATAACATCAATATCAACGGTGCAACAATAGGACACACCAGTGACACCGACTTGATGACTCTAGCCTCTGGTATAGTTACCGTTGCTGGTGAAGTTAGTATGACTACGTTAGATATTGGCGGCACCAACATTACTTCTACTGCCGCTGAACTTAATATTTTAGACGGTAATACATCTTCTAGTAGTGTTACAGTAGTAGATGCCGATCAGCTTATCCTGAATGATAGCGGCACAATGAAACAAATAACTGCCGCTGATTTAAAAACATACACAGGTGGTGCGATTACATCAGTAGGTGCCGTAGACTCTGGGTCAATAACAAGTGGTTTTGGAAACATTGACACTGGGTCAAGTACTATTACCACTACCGGGGCTATTACCGGAGGTTCCGTAACCGCCGATGATGTAGCTTTAGATGGCAAAGTCATTACTTTAACTGGTTCTACAGGCGATACTGCAACACTAACAGCAGGAACAAATGGTACGTTAGATATTGCGACCACAGATGCTGATGCCGCCGCCGCTAATATAACTATAACAGCCGACGGAACGGCAGAGCTTGCGGGCACTACAGTAACACTCAACTCTAGTGGTGGGGTTGTACTTGATGCGGATGGCGGAACTATAACGTTTTCTGATGGAGGTTCGTCGTTAGGAACTGTAACATCCAGCGGGTTTACTGGTAATGTCGTTGGAAATGTAACTGGTAATATTAACGGTAATTTAACGGGCACTCTTCAAACTGCGGCACAGACAAACGTAACATCAGTTGGTGCGCTTGATGGGGGATCAATAACTAGTAACTTTGGTAATATTAACAATGGTTCTAGCACGATCACTACAACAGGAGCAATCACTGGTGGCTCTGTAACTGCTGATGATGTAGCCATTGATGGTAAAGTAATTACTCTTACTGGCTCTACCGATGACACCGCTACAATTACTGCTGGTACAAATGGCACATTAGCAATTACCACAACTGATACTGCCGCCGCCGCCGCTAACATTTCAATTACCGCTGATGGTACAGCAGAACTTGCAGGTACAACAGTTACGCTCAACTCTAGTGGTGGAGTTACGCTAGACGCTGATGGTGGTACAATTACTTTTGCTGACGGGGGTGCCTCATTAGGCACTGTAACATCAGATGGATTTACGGGTAACGTTGTCGGAAACGTAACTGGTAATATCAACGGTAATTTAACGGGTACTCTTCAAACTGCGGCACAAACTAACATTACTTCAGTAGGAGCGTTAGACGGTGGTTCTATTACAAGCGGCTTTGGTGCTATAAACAACGGTGCTAGTGCTATCACTACTACGGGTGTAATTACTGGTGGCACTGTTGAGGCTACTGGAGATACCTCTGCTGGCGACAATGCGGCAATCGGATTCACTGCCGCAGAGGGGCTGATTTTAACCGGACAGGGATCTTCAACAGACGTAACCATTAAGAATGATGCAGACGGCACTGTAGCGTCTATTGCTACTGGTACAACAGTCTTCACCATGAATGATGATGTGACTGTAGTCGGACGGGCTGTTGGCAGTACTATTACTGCTGAGAATGATGCGACTTACGATCTTGCTGTAGGCAATAATTTTACGACCACAACATCAGGGGATGTCACGCTAACCTTTTCTAACGTCGCCGCTGGTCAATCTGGCTGTATTAAGTTTGTAAACGATTCGAATCGCTCAGTCTCGGCTGATACCCCTGTTGCAATTAACGCTAGTGTATTAACCTCTCTTAGTACAACAGGCACTTACTTTTTAACGTATTACGTCACTGCGGCTAGTGGAGCCAACACTATCCTCGTCGGGGCGACAGCCATACTGACTTAGGGGCGAACTATGAGCATAATCCAAGCGGCAGGGGCAGGAGAAGCGGCAACAGCATTTTATCCGTTTGAAATCAGCAACTCCTTGCGCTTTAACGATGATGACAGTGCATACCTAAACTTCACAGCAGGAACACCAACTAATCGAAAAAAATTTACATTTTCTTGTTGGGTTAAACGAGGATTAGTTAATTCAACTGCTGAAAAAGGTTTGTTCGCCGCGGGGACGGATAACAGCAACCACACCAATTTTGGATTTGGCACTGATACCGATATGTTGCAATTTCAACACAGACCCGGTGATGCGAGTGGCGGTCATGTGTTCTACAGAAGCACTACAAAATATTCAGACCCAAGTGCTTGGTACAATATTGTTCTTGAAATAGACACAACTCAGGGAACCGCAAGCAATCGCATAAAGGTGTATGTGAATGGCGTTCAAGATACAACTTTTGTTCTTCAAAGTAGTAAAGACGAAATTCAACAAAATGAAGAATTTGAAATTAATCAATCGGGCAAATTGCATGTGGTTGGAGCTAGAAAAATAGCAAGTATTGATTCGTTTTTTGACGGCTACCTAACCGAAGTTAATTTTATCGACGGTACAGCTTTAGATAAAGATTCTTTCGGTGAAACAAAAGAAGGTATTTGGATACCCAAAGACACTTCTGGGCTAGCCTTCGGAAACAACGGATTTAGGCTTCAGTTCAAAAATTCATCTGTCGGATCAGCATCGTCTAGTACGGTCGGTGCAGATACATCTGGAAAAAATAATCATTTTGATTCTAGTAATGGACTTGCTACGACAGATAACATGACTGACTCTCCGACAGACAATCACGCTACCCTCAATCCATCTAGTAATCCTATGGGCGCAACTTTATCTGATGGAAATCTTAAAGCAGTCAATGTTCAAAATGACAAGTGTTATTTTTCAACAATAGCCATGAAAGATAATAAGTATTATTTTGAAGTCACTTTGACGAATCAGGGCAACCGCAACTTAATCGGTATAATTAACTCAGACGTTAAGCCCCATACTACTGCTCCGACCACAGACTCTATATCGATGTACGCTCAACAGGGAAATGACAGGGATAGAGACGAAAACGGCGAAGGCTCAAGTAGTTCCACTGGAATTTGGTCAACCGGAAATGTAATTACATTCGCAGTAGATTTAACCACAGGAAAAATTTACGTTGGCAAAAATGCCGCGCCTAATACGGCAGGAACACCGAATAAATCAGACTTGAATACCTCGCT